GTGCGCGCGGCCATAGTCGCCGCCTAATACCCGCAAGGCCGACGGCATCCGCCGCCGCTGGTGCAAGTCCAGCCGCCCCGCCGGGGCGGGCGCTCATGGGCAAAAGCCTAAAAAAAAGAATATTCGGAGGCCTATACAATGGAGCAACGGAAATGGTATTTCAACCACGGAAAGAATAGCGAGACTTTTAATGTCTTATATGATAACGGGCGCTTTATGCTGGTGGAAAACGCCGAAACAAAAAAGGTGTCATTCGGCATGTGCAATTGTTTTAATACGCTGTACGGTTTTCCGGTTAATTGGTCATGCCTTAAAAAGTCTGACGCGGTGCAGCTGCTAATAAAGCTTTGTGAGGTCGCCGATAAATACCCAGAGGTAAGACAGGCGGAGCGTGAACAATGGGGCTATACAGAGCTTGAACAATGGCGCGGCATGATTGACGCGCTCACCGCTCGAACATGAACAGAGTGCGCCGGAAGTCTCGCGGGCAACGAACACGCCCGCGGGATTTTGCCGGGGGAACTACACATTCCCGCCCTAGAACACGGCCAACAGAAAAACTGCGGGGTTCTGCGTGAACACGCGCCCGCGAAATACGTGGAGGATTACGAACATGACCGAACTGAAACACGCAAAGCAGAACTATCAGGACTTGCGCCCCATCCTGGAGGCGCTTTCTCGACACGACTTTCGTATCAGTGTGGAGAATGAACCGTACACGCGCCTTGCCGCCGAGTTCCTTTACTTCTCGGACTATAAAGGTCGCCCCGTGTACTACATCGCGCATTACTCCGAGCAGAACGGCGATCTTATGGCTGATCCTGAGATCGAGTTTGCGGTCGATGAGGATGCGCAGACCATTGAGCCGGTACTTTTCCGAAATGACTATACCGGGAGCTACGACGAAGTTTACAAGGAAGTGAACGGCCAGATGATGTACTCTCAGCGTCTGCGCGTGAGCCTTGACGAGTTCCTGCATATTTGGCTCAAGAACCTCAAGCAGCAGGGCTTTATAAAGCTGATAAAGGAGATGTAAGACACAGAGATGAAGATTTATGCCGAATGGCTGTGTGAGGGCGAGTTGCATGAAGGTGAGTTTGACAACTGGCGCGACTTCACCGCCGCAACATTTAATATGGATGTTCAGTTGCTTTATTTCTACACCATATCACCGCCAAAAGCTTGTTAGGGGAACTGCACAGAAACAGGTCACTACGTTCCCCAAACGTCCTCCGGGAGGGCTGTACAACATTAGGTCACTACGTCGGGGGGACTGTACAGAATCACCCCGCAAGGTCGGGGAGAGCCACAGAGAATCACCCGACTACGTGGGGGGAGAACTGCACAAACTTTGCCGCGTAGACTGGCAAAGCATTATGAATACAATACAAAAATCTGCGTATTTGACATCAAAGCCGAGAGAAACACCGATTTTGCGCTTGACAGCTATGCTACCATCCCAACACCTCAGAAGAACTACAAAAAATCAGAAAGGAAGATAGCAAATGTCAAACGAAATTATGAACATCAGCGGCGTTAGCTGCTACGAAAAAGACGGCACGGCATACCTCAACCTTGAAGCGGTTGCACGTGGGCTGGGATTTACCCAGACAAAGAATGGTGTGGAGTACGTTAAATGGGAACGTGTGAGCGCGTATCTTTCCGAGTTGGGATTTTCCCCAGAAGTGGGGAAAGACGGTTACATCCCCGAAAACATCTTCTACCGCCTCGCGATGAAAGCAAAGAACGAAACTGCCGAGAAGTTTCAGGCGCTTGTTGCTGATGAAATCATTCCGACTATAAGACGCACCGGCGGCTACGTGGCAAACGAAGATGCATTCATCGACGCATATCTGTCTTACGCGGACGAGCAGACGAAGCTCCTTTTCCGTTCTACCCTTGAGACTGTCAAGAAACTCAACGAGAAAGTCAAGGCTGATACGCCGAAGGTCACTTATTTCGACACCCTCATTGACCGCGGGAACGATCTCTCGTTCCGAGAGACCGCCAAAGAACTGCACATTGGGGAGCGCGAAATGATACGTTCACTAATTGCCGCGGGCTATCTTTACAGAGACAAGAAACAGCAGCTCAGACCATACGCCGAGACCAATAACGGCTATTTCACTCTCAAGGAATACGTCAACGGCGAGAAAACCGGCGCACAGACGCTTGTGACTGTCAAGGGCAGAAAGAAGATCGCGAACATGTTCGGAAAAGGGATATAGAGAACCACACAGAAACAGGGAGGAACATATGAAGAAGTATTACAGCACCTTGCATTTTTACTTTGAACAGCACTTGCAGCTTCGCGGCTATGACCGTGACTTTCACGAGCAGTGGCCAAACGGCAGACTACATTGGACGGTCTACACGAACCACGGGAAGGTCGGAAGTATAAAACAGTACCGCGATAACTACGGCAGACGCGGTGTATATTACGACGTCCGTCTGGAAGAGGGCAGTTACCTTGGAACAGCGTCCTCTCTCTTTGAGGCAAAACAGTTAATTGCCGAGAAATATAAGGAAGCCCCGGAGAACTGCACAAACATTGTCTCGTACCTCGCAGACCCGAACGCCGAGTTTTTCCCCACGCCCAGTACGCTTGCCGGGAAGATGTTCGGTAATATAAAGAAGCCCGAGGAGGTCTGTACAGTCTTGGAGCCGTCAGCGGGCAAAGGCGACCTCGCGGAGCTGTACATAAAGTTCGCCAACAAAAGCCGTCGATACGGAAGTGAATTTGATATCGACTCTGTGGACATGATCGAGCATGACGCAAACCTCATTGCTCTGCTTCGCGGGAAGAACTACAGAGTTATCGGCGACGACTTCCTTACTTTCCACTCTCATAAGCACTATGACCTCATCATAATGAACCCGCCGTTTTCCAACGGCGACGAGCATCTTTTGAAAGCCTTGGAGCTTCAGGCTGACGGGGGTCAAATTGTATGTCTGCTCAACGCCGAGACAATAAGAAATCCGTACACCAACCGTCGTAAAGTCCTCAAGCAGAAACTCGCGGAGTGCGGCGCAAAGATAGAGTTTGTCCGCGACGCATTCAAGCACGCCCAGCGCAGAACTGATGTCGAAGTAGCTATAGTCTATGTGAATATCCCTGTGCAGCGCAAGACCTCGACCATCTTTGAAAACCTCAAGAAAGCGCAGTCGGAAGAGCTGCACAATAACGAGGCAGAACCAAACGCCATGGTATACGGCTCGTGGGCGGAGCAGATGATACAGTCCTTTGACTTTGAGGCTCAGCTTGGCAAGAAACTCATTGAAGAATACAACGCCCTTATGCCCTATATAATGAACGACTTGGACGCATCTAAAAGCTACATAAAGCCGCTCATATCCATCAACATAAACGGCAGTGAGTTCCAGACTGTTGGCACGTCCGGTATAGAGCGGTACATGAAAGCCCTGCGCATGAAGTATTGGCGCGGTCTGCTCGATAAACCGGAGTTTACGTCCCGCATGACCTCGAAGATGCAGAAGGACTACACCGCAATGGTGGACAAGCTTTGCGGCTATGATTTCAACCTCTTCAACCTCCAGCAGGTCTACTATGACCTCAACGCGCAGCTCGTGGACGGTGTGAAGGAGAGTATAGACGCCCTCTTTGAAAAATTCTCCGCGCAGTATTCATGGTTCCCAGAGTGCCAGAAGAATATTCACTACTATAACGGCTGGGCAACAAACAAGGCTCACAAGGTCGGCATGAAAGTTATCCTCCCTATAAACGGCTTTCACAGTTACTATGGCTGGAAAAATCAAAAGGAACTGAGCGAGTATACGGTCTATGGAAAACTGAGTGACCTCGAACGCGCACTGAATTACCTTGACCGAGGCGAGACCACAGAGAAGCGCAATGTTTCCACATGGGTAAAGAACGCTATCGCAGCAGGTGAGACGGTCGTTGACCTGACATGGTTCACGGCGCAGTTCTACAAGAAAGGGACGTGCCACATAAAGTTCAAGCCAGAGGCCGCGCCGCTCATTGATAGGCTGAATATCTACGCCGCCAGAGAGCGCAGTTGGCTCCCTCCAAGCTACGGGCGCAAGCACTATGCAGATATGTCCGCCGAGGAAAAGACTGTCATAGATGAGTTTCAGGGCGCAGAGGAGTATGAAAAAGTGATGGTCAATCCGTCGAAATATATTATTGAGGCCGCGCAACTGACCCAGCCGCTTTTGAGCGCTGCGACATGAGGAAGGAGCTGACAACAGTGGGATTCGGTGAACGTGATATAAAGACGATGAAGGCCTTTGGCATAGGGGCACAGATGAAAAAGCTTCATGCGGAGCTGATGGCATTGCCGGATATCAAAGATGTCGAATATGATCTCAGTTCATTTTGGAGCGATATCCCGTATGTGATTTTCCTGCCAACGTGGAATATACCCGCAGCGGCAAAAGATTACTTCGACCGGAAAACTGCGCTGCTTCAAGCGATACTCGCTGTCGCGCGCGACAATGGCCTCACGCGAACCGGCGACCGCATAGAGGACTACGGCTCTTGCTGGTATATAGTTACGCGTTGTAATTGGAATATCAGTGAAAGGAGGGAACCTCATGGATAAAAGTGCTCTTGCATGGATCGTTGTAATCATCATCTTTATTGCGCTTGTTTTTGCTTTTAAGATATGGATTGCAAGCTCAGACTTGCCGTTTTGGGTAAAGTTTGTGCTGCTGCGGAAATGAGGGGGAGGGAATTTGTCAATGATAGAGCTGTCTGTTTTGCATAGACTTTTGAGAGCGTTCCCCAATTCCCTGATAAACGGCCAGTTGGAGTTTGTGGCTGACCGAAATCCGCGCGTAAACTCCTACTTCCGGCTTGATAACTGCGCGTCGAAGGAAGATGTGAAAGCCAAGGTGTTGGAATGGCTGTCACGAGACGCATACAAGAGCATGCACTATCACACCGAAAAAAGAAACGGAGATGTACACGAATACCACCGGCAGGGGATCAATTCATTTCTGGGAACGGCGTTCACACCGGAGGATATAGCGATTATCTATCAACGGCTTGGCAACGCTGTTCACCACCAGAAAACACTTGAGTTTATCCGGAGCGGCTATGACATGGAGGTTTTGAAAAATGGCTGAATGTGTTGAATATTTGGAAAAGACCAAAGTTCTTGACTATTTAATCAAGCGAGCCGAAGAAGCACAGGCGGACTTTGATGAGAACGGCGGCGAGAGTGGTATCTACGCTGAATGTTTGGAGGACGTGATACAGGACATCACGAATATGCCCGCTGCTGATTCCAAGCCCGAAACTTGTTACGAATGGAAGTATGAATTTGACGATTTGGGGCACCTCAAGGGTGTTTGCCCTGTATGCAGATACGAGAAGAGGTTGGATGTGCATCTTTATTTGGGCTGGAAATACTGCCCGGAGTGCGGCTCTAAGATGAAGCCTCGAAATTCTATTTCCACCGACGAATTAAACCTGATAAAGAAAACAAGCGATGACACGCAACAGGAGGTGGCGAGCAATGTCTGACTACATCAAGCGAGAGGATGCAAAGCGCGGGTTGTGTGAGTGGGCAACAAATTTGCTTGATCCGCGATTCTTAATAAAGGACGACGCAATGTGCGTGCTGGATAATATTCCCGCTGCCGACGTTGCACCGGTAGTGCGATGTGAGAACTGTACGAGTGGCATTATGTCAGATGACAATAAATACATAATTTGTTGCAGACTTGGTGTTGGTATGGAGCTTGATGATTTTTGTTCTTATGGTGAGGGAAAGAACGGAGGCAGTGACTATGCGACCGATTGATGCTGATGCATTGAAAAAGCGTGTAAAAGAAAGCACGGCAATTCGAAGCGTAAAGGTTCTTGCGGCAACGCTTGTTAATACCGCGCCTACGATTGACGCCGTCCCTGTAGTTAGGTGTAAAGACTGTAAATATGCATACTACTATAACGAAGAAGGTTGCCATGGGTTTGTTTGTAATGGTTATTTTCAATATGCTGACGTTGAACCAAATGATTTTTGTTCGCACGGAGAAAGGAAAACAACATGAGACTTACGACAAATACTCCACAAGGCAATTTAGAACAGTCGCTGAATCTGTTCTATGCCAAAGACGGCAAAACGTGGGTGCGCGGATACGGAGAGAACGGTACAGACATCGCCCTGCTTGATTTGATACGAAAGATTGTGCGTAGACATACGAAATACGCCGCATTTCCAGAAACTATGTCTGATAGCGATATTTCGTTTACTATGGCAGAGTGGCTGGTCGATGGAACCGACAGCATAGAGGGCGTTTTAGCGCTTCTCTATCAGGCGGCATGGGTATGCGCGGAACTGCGCGAACACCTCAAACAGTTCGAGGATGTGGCGCATGGACGATGGATTCCGATACCAGAGTACGAAAACAAAAGGTGTTCCGCTTGCAGAACCGTGTTTTCCGAATTTACGCTTGGACATTACTGCCCCAACTGCGGCGCGAGAATGGACGGAGGTGACAGCAATGCCTGACATATTGAAAACACAGTGGAGAAAAGCCCGGAAGCGCCATGTGTGCTCATTCTGCAATCAGTACATAGAGCCGGGGGAAAGGTACAAATATGACACCCTCGTCTACGAAGGAAGCGTGTACGACTGGTTTTCCCATGAAAAATGCGACTTCCTCGCTAACGAACTTTGGAGCTACGTTGATCCGGATGATAGCGGGATGACGGCTGACGATTTTCAGGAGGCATGCCAGGATTTCTGCTTTCACTTTGTCTGTCCTGATTGTGAGCATTGGGACAGAGAAAATCGCGAGTGCACTGCAGATGACTGTTGCTGCATCGATAAAGCCTACGAGACGCTGAAAAAGTACGAACTTTATATGACTAAAGAACGTGGTCTCCTGTGCTGGAAACTCCGCCCGAGAAAGGATGCCGAAGTTAATGGTGAAACTTAGACCGTGCCCGTTTTGCGGCGGACAGGCAGATATAAGCATCGATCCTGAAGCGGTCGTAGATACGGAAGGACGACGCTGGGCGTACACCGTGGTATGCAATAGGTGTTGCGCAACATCTGGATTTACATATCTGCCTGAAAAAGCACGTGAAGCATGGAACAGGAGGGTAAACGATGGGTCAGCATAAAACAAATCCGGTTGCAATCGCGGCCAAAGAGGGCAGGCTCCCGCCAAAGGAGAAAAACCGCATATCCAAGCGCCAAGCGGAGCAATTACTCATGTCGGAGATGGAGAGGAGATTGTTTCCCTCACCACTTCGAGAGTATTTCCGAATCTACCGAGAAATTTGGGAGAGGGGACTTTGAATGAAACTTTGTGATAGATGCCGTGTGTCTGGCTGCCTGCTGAACTACGGCGGGAAAGCTTGCCAAGACGCAAGAAAGCGGGAGTGCCCAGACGTGGTATTCACTCGCGCGGACAAGATCAGAAATATGTCTGATGAAGAGCTGGCAAAATTCGCCATAATTTGTCCGGTTCTTAAAGGCGAAGCCTGCCTTAAACCGACGTGCGCCGAGTGTCGTCTGGAGTGGCTTAAAGAACCGGTGGAGGTGCTGTAATGTCAATAAGTAAAAAGACCCGCGAGTCCGTATATCACAAATACAACGGGCACTGTGCTTACTGCGGCAGAGCGATTGCCTACAAGGATATGCAGGTCGACCACTTGCGCCCTCGGCGTGCATACAACGCGGAGGGCGAGGGAACCGACGATATATCAAACCTCATGCCGTCCTGCAGGATGTGTAACCACTACAAGCGCGCAAATACCTTAGAGACTTTCAGACGATACATACAGGAGATTCCGAAGAAGCTCCGAGAGAACTACATCTACAAGGTCGGCATTGCCTACAGAAACGTCATAGAGATGGAAAAGCCGATAGTGTTCTATTTTGAGCAGTTGCAACTCCCTCATACAGGATTTCGCTGTGGTACGTGTAAGTACGATTTCGACTTAGACAATGTGGAGCCCTGCATCGACTGCGATAATGGCAGCCGGTGGGAGGAAAAAGGAGGCGGCCATGAGGAATAGACCCGCCCCTGAGACCATCCCGACGCCGGAGGGCGTATCTCTCTGCCCCTGCCCTCGGTGCGGCGCAGAGGCGCATATAACCTCCATGACCTTCCCAACGCGAGGCATCGCAAAGACGCTCTTCGGCGTGATCTGCGGCAGTTTGAAGCACCGAACGCCTGTTGCATTTGTCACTCCGCAATCCGCCGCCACGTTCTGGGCTGACTGTGCAGACCGCGCGAAAAAGGCCGATGAGACGACCATTTTCGTGACCTCGCGAAAATGATAAACGCTTTAATCCACTTTGCCGTTTCTTTAATGCGCAATTTCATTTGATTTAATTTGAGGAGTGATGCAGATTTGGTCGGTACAAAGGTCAAGGCTTTGCTTGCGCTCACCGGCACGACGCATAGAGAGTTTGCCGAAGCCTTGAGTATTTCCCCACAAGCCTTGAGCAACAAGTTCCAGAAAGACAGTTTCTCCGTGTCCGATCTCATCGGTGCGGCGGACTTCTTCGGATGCAGGCTCAATTTCGAGTTCCCCAATGGCAGCAAGATAACATTCACGACTGAGGATAGGAGGGAATGATGTCAAGGAAAAAATCTCCCCGTAGTATTCCGCGCACACAGCAGGATGTTGACCGGGCGCTTGCTCTCGGCCACGCAGAGGGCGCGAATTTCATTTCTACCATGATGCTCTTCATCCTCAAGGACAAGCATGGGTTCCCGGATGATGAGATCGAACGCCTTGCAAAAGAGGTGGACTTCTACTGCGCCCAGCTCAATTCCGGAGACATTTCATTTGCGGACGTCAAGAACGCGCTCAAGCAGGAATACGACGTGACTGTAAAATTCAGATAGGAGGAAGAATACAAGAATGTACCATAAGAAACTATTCGCCGGCCAGCGCGAGTACGGCGGCGATCACTATAAGATAGTGAAAATTTACACGCAGGAGCGGGATCCCGAAAAGGTTCTTGAGTACTGTCGTGCAAATATCAATTCCGGCATTTACCCGGACTACGACACATGGTATAATAACATCGCACCCGGCGGTAAATACTTCGGCGATATGAGGTATTTCTACGACGGCTGGTGCAAACTCGAAAAAGTACCGCACGGCTGGAAGTACACGCTGTGTAAACCGTATAGAGACAGAAGAGAAAGGGGAGCAGATAAGTAATGAAAATCGAAAAGATATCCGAACATCACATCCGTTTCAACAACGGTACGGTCATCAAGATTGCGCCGCAGTCTATGCGCATCGACACCACGTCGCTTTCGCTCGTGCCCAATATCAAGGACATGGACTTCAAAGAGCCTGTCGCCTTTACTGAGGGCGCGCATGGCTGCGCTTTCAGCTTCGGCAATATCGGCGGCAGGATGATACCCGTCAGTATCTTCGGCGGCGGTGCAAGCCGCGAGTGCGCCGTCTATTATGAGAATAAACTGAAACTGGTGGTGGAGGTATGCTGAACGATGGGCGCATAATGGGCTATCTCACCGGCGACCCTGTCCAGAAGTACGGCACGGTGGACGGCAAGCCCTATGCGCAGTTCACTCTTGCCTGTGAGCGCGACTTTCGCCCGCACGGCAAATCCACCTATGATTTTCCGTCGTTCGTGGCCTACGGGCGCATGAGCGAGGTCGTCACGCAGTATCTCAAAAAGGGGCAGACCGTCATCGTGGAGTATCAGCTCAAGTCAGTCTCCTATAATTTCGATGGGCGCAAAGTTACCCAGACGCGCCCCACGGTCACGAGAGTGCGCTTTGACCGGCTCCGCGACCCGCTTGTCAAGGTGCCGAAGAAAGGTGAACCGGGCAGTGAGGAATTTTATTATGAAGGCTTTGATGAAGGAGGGCTTATCGAGCATGGAGAACTTGAAAACGCAGACAGTTAAGCGTGTGTACCTTGTTACGCTCACCACACCGAACACACTTGCTTGCTTGAGTAGTCGGAACACATACTCAATATGTGCTGAGAGCGTTTCTGCGGCTCTCAGAGAGTTTTCAGCAGAATTTGAACATTGCGATGCCTGCGGCGCATATGACGTTGCTGTGAGCCTCGCAGACGCGCCGGAAAGAGAACTGTACGCAAACACGCTTGTCGCGCCCGACGCATATACATTTCTCCGCAAATGCGCGGAGGACGCGGCGATGCCCAGATGATCAAAAAGCTCCACGGTCATCCGTGGAGCTTTTCTTGTTGAATTATCCTGCATAATATGATATTATCCCTACAAGCTAAGGACGGAGGCGAACTTCTGCAAGTTACATACTACGGAGGTATCGCCATGAGTATAACAGATACAATAGCACTATTTATGCTTGTACTCGCGGCTATTGGTTTGGGTGCAAACCTAAAGAAATAGCCGCCCCCTAACCCCAGCAAGAAGCGGCAATTTCAAGCTATAAACTTGTAGAGTTGGCCGTTTCTTGCTGTGACACCAGCGGGAACCGTCCTTAGTGAGAATATATCATTTTCTACGGCGAAAGTCAACAACTAAAACAAAGGAAACGCAACAAAGGGAATGAAACAAAGGCGGGGCTATTTACCCTGCTATTTTCTTTCACCCTTGAATTGCTCACACTGCTATGATACACTATAAATATCCTAACCGAAAATAAATACAGGAGGCAATGAAATGAAGAAACTTATCTCGCTTGTTCTCGCGCTGGTAATGGCGTTCTCCTTATGCGGATGCAATATGTCCGACTACAAAAAAGCTCAGAACGCGTATGAGAATGGCGATTACGAAAACGCCAGCACAATGTTCGAAACCTTGGGGGACTACAAGGAGTCTCAGGCGTTTTACAACAAGTCCCAAGCGGCTATTTACGACGAGAAAATCAAGGCGTTCGTAAATGATTGGACAGGGAATATCTCCGATGCCGAGGCGCTATATACTGATTACAAGAATCTTTCGGATGAAATAAAGGCAGAAATGTCCTATTGCGAGGACTTCGAGCGAACGTTCCCTGTGTATCTCGTCGATTATGTCTCAACTCTGAAAAATGATAACATAGAAGAAATTAAACGTATAATTCGTGAGTATAGCGAATGTATGGACGAAAATCAGCTTGCTACTTGCATGATTTACTTTGGCCAATGGGATGCTGTCGAGAAAGCAGAAGATTTCCTGAAAGAGAACTTGAAAAATCCTCACTCATATCACAGATATTCAGGAAAAGTTTCAACGCCAGAGGAGCATCGAGATTTCGCATATTGCACTATGTATGTGATGCTCGAGTATGGTGCAACGAATAGTTACGGCGGAGAAGTAGAAAGCACGGAGATAGTTTATATTTGTTTTTCATACGACACGGACAAACGCAATATTACTTACAACTATATTGGAGCAGATGAGGACAGCCGCAACAAATCCGTGCCAGATTATTATTTTTCCCGTTATGGTTACCGTTCAATGTCTGTTTTCACTCAAAACCTCTCAGAGAATTTTAGTAATCTGAAGGGGAGCAATACTTCGACTGGATATAACATGAAAATGCCCACCGAATCTGACTTTAGTGAAGTCGGAGGACAATGGGTAGCAAAGATTCAAAGCGATTCCCTCAACTGCGATTTTTATGCCATAGCGTCACAATACCGCAACGACGATAATCTATACATCACTTCTATTGAACTGGTATTCCCAACAGATGAGATTAATGACATCAATACAAAGGCCTGTGCGATTGATTTAATGACAGCAGTAATGTGCACACTTGACCGCAACGCATCCACCACTGAGGCTTCTGCGGCCGCCAAGGAGCTTTTTGATATGGATGACAATTCAGATAATCCTACGTCCGAGACACAAAAGATTTCTCTTAGCGAGACTGACTGGCGAATAAACGCTGACGAATATATAGTAACATTTAGAGGAAAAGTTTCCGGCTTTTTCTCACTGTCCTCGAATGATGACGACCAATACGCTTTGGCTGCCGCCATATCAACCTTGAACGCCGCCGACATTTCCAAGGATGATCTTCTTGAGTTGCTCCAGAACGCTGGTTTTTCTGATTCTGAAATTGAGTATGCAATGGAGAATTGTGGCGGGAAGTGGAACACCGATTCTAACTGAAAGACAAAACGCCCCGTGAAAACGGGGCGTAAAAAATATCGCATAATAGCTATTGACATTTTGGGCTACAAGTAGTAATATACTTGCGGGGCTACAAAAAGGCAGGTGAAAACTATGTCCCCTAAAATGGGTAGACCTCCAGCAGAGAATCCAAAATCTAATCCTATTCATGTTCGCCTCGACGATCACGAGCTCGAAGTCCTTGACAAATATTGTAAAGAACGCAATCTCAAACGAACGGAAGGGATAAGAGATGGTATAAAACTGTTAGAGACTTTTATTGAAAAATAAGCAAGTCGTCCACACTTCCAATGAAAACGACCCGCTTATTCCACTAACGGAGTTCTCCGCTTGTGAAATTATTTTATCATTTAGCGGAACTCCTGTCAAATAGTATTTTACGCAGGAGGATAGAATAGTGAACGAATTGACCATTATTGACCGCAGCGGCGTAGATGTTGTGGACAGCAGAGAAGTTGCGGAAGCTGTCGGCAAGAACCACAAGGAGCTTCTGCGAGACATCAGAAATTACGCCGAAACCCTTGGAAAATCTAACGAGCGCAATTTTGCGCCGGTTGATTTCTTCATTCCCAGCACCTACACTGACGGCAAGGGCGAAAGCCGTCCGTGTTATCTGCTGACGAAAAAGGGCTGTGACATGGTAGCAAACAAGATGACCGGTGAAAAGGGTGTTATCTTCACCGCAATGTATGTCAGTGCGTTTGAGAAAATGCGTGAGAAGATTGCCAAGCCCATGACCGCAATGCAGATGCTTGAACTGCAAGTGCAGGTCAACAAAGAACTCTCTGACCGCATTGATGCGGTGGAAAGCAACCAGAAGCGTATCGCCGAAGCCTGTTCCGTCCCCGCCGTGGGGCGCGACGAGTGGCAGGAGAATATGAAGAAGTACCTTTCCGGGCTGTGCGAAGAATACAGCATGAGCTATCCCGTCATGTACGACGACCTGTACAGCGCATTGGAGCGCAAGGTCGGGTGTAACCTCACCACGCGGCAGAGCAATATGCGCAAGCGTCTCAAGGCCGCAGGAGCGACGTACAAGGAGCGTCAGAGCGTTTCCAAACTCACGGTCATAGCTAAAGACCCGTCGCTCACCGGAGTGTTTGAGGGCATCGTACAGCGTTATGCGGCGCATCTTGCGTCGCGCAAATGGGACGGGAGGAACTGAACAATGACAAATGCTGTTGCAAAACACATGATAAATACACAGGGGCTGCTCGACGCCATCCGTATGTATATCGAGCCAATAACATTATGCACCGCTACAGAAGCGGAAAAGAAGAAATTCCTGTACTGCGATTGCCACATCGTTGTTCAGTTGCTCAATATTCTCGGCGAGAGGTTCGACGAAGAGAGCAGCATGGCGTGGGAGGTCGAGGACAAATACTCAAGGCTCTCATCCCAGAAAGCGAAGCTGGACAGTCTGGTGAACGTCCTAAACACATTCAAAATCGACCCTGTTGACCTCGACGATGACGATTACTGATTAAACAGGAAAGGAGATCCGCCCCATGTTTGAGAAATACGACGCCGCATGTGCGGCATATATAGAGAATATGCGCAATAACGAGCTGTCGGCGCAGACAGTCACCGGTTATGCCCGGACGTTCCGACTCTTCCGCGAGAGCATGGCGCGCCACGGTTTTGCGGACGTGACCGCCGCCGCGGTGATGAAGTTCCGTTCGGACATCGCGCATGATGCTATCACCACAGCAAGTCTCTACATGGGGCAGCTCCGTCAGCTCTCCGAGTTCGCGGCCAGATACGGCTACACAGAGGCGTTTGTGTTCGACGATGCTATGCCGCCCAAGGGAAAGGTCACCAGAGCCAAGAAAAAGCCGTATGAGCACGTTCTGAGCGTTGAGCAGATACATTCCCTTATCTCCGCCGAACGCCCCGTATACGGCAAGAAAATGGCTACATGGGCAAGGGAACAGGCGGAGGTCACGCTTATGCTTCTCTCTGGTGCGCGCAACTCCGAGCTTCGTTCTCTTACCCCGGCTGACCTCGATTGGGCGAATGGCTGCATAATGCTCCGCGTCACCAAGGGCGATAAGCCCCGCATGGTTCCGTTCTCTGCCGCGGCTCAGACTGCTGTGAAAAACTACCTCGCCTCCGGTATACGTCCGGACTCTGCCGATGACAATGCGCCGCTGTTTGGTTGCGTCAGCCGCAAAACAGGGGAGTGGAAGCCCTTGGAGCGTACCCAGCTCTCCGAACTTATAAATGGGTATACCAAGTCCGTGATAGGTGAAGAAAGCGCCTGCCGCTCTCATGCTCTGCGTCACGGCTTTGCATCCGCCGCGCTTGAAGCTGGTGTTGCGGTCGACGATATAAGCGGCGTACTCGGCCACGCTGACACCAAGGTAACGGCGATATACGCCCAGCGTCTCCATCCCGCCAAACTCGCAGCCAGTATCGGCAATGTGCTTGAAAACGCCGTCACAAGCCCTACGGTAGCCGTTTGATTGCGGCGATGAATTGATATGGCAAAGCCCTCAGAACGCCGCTTGGACGCTCTGGGGGCTTTGTGTGCATGCTTACGCTTTGGTTATCTCATTCCATGTCGCTTTTCCGCAGATCGCGTCAGCGTCTAAGCCGTGGTCGGACTGAAAAGCTTTGAGTGCGGCTCCGGTCTGAGCGCCAAACTCGCCATCAACCCATCTTGGATTGTAGCCCTTATACTTTAACGCCGCCTGAAGCATAGCGACAGAAACATCTATATCACCATTCTGTATCTCAGGCAAAGATACCGTAATATTACGATTAAGCTTAGGCATTTCAGGGCTTGATGGAGCTATATTTTCAGCACTTCCATTATATCTAAGGACTACATCCCAAGGATAATTATAATAGCTACGAATATAGAACTCTCTGCCTGTCTGATCTCCGATCTGGCCGCCGGTTGTTTTACCAAATTCATTGATAGATGCCTGTACGATCTGTCCATTACCGCAATACATAGCCGTGTGATTAACATGATTGAGCAACACATCTCCACGCTGCAAACCTGTTCCGGCAGAAATATCGACGGATGCAGTCACGTCCTCAAATCCACAAGACTTAAACACGGAATACATGTTCCCGGTGTATGTAGCCCCCTTGGATTTCACAGGAACACCAGCATTCTGCCAAGCTTGTATGACCGCGGACGAGCAGTCGTAATCAGGCCCCCAACGGTTCGCCTGATCGTAGCCATGTGAATTATCCTGCGCCCATGTTTCCATCTGAGCGATGGCTTTTTCTATTATAGACATATTCTTAATCCTCTGTCAGCAAACCACTGACTGTCCGTTCGTCATCCATATCACAACTCCACAAAGTTATCGTCATCCCATGCTGCCATTGCGCCAGCGTCGCCTGTCCAGACCTTACGCACATCATTATGAGTGTAGTAGGCGTTAGGAATAAGACTCATACCCTCTTTCCATATAATGGGATTATCAGCTGTGCCGAATGGGATTTCTTGCTCGACATAATCTTTACGCACTGCTATATCATTAACATAGAATATACGCCAGTCGTAGCCTATCTTGTCCGACTGCGTGACTTCCTCGCGTATGCCCCCGGCGGCGTTGACCTGTTCCGCCGTTACATGGTCAGCTTTTATTTTCTCAAGCAGTTCATCGTAAGTCATGCGTATATCTCCTTAATTTTCTCAATCTGGGCTGTCACGTACGCCGTCTGAGCGGCGTACGCTTCGTCAAGCGGTTTCCACGGGGACATCATCTCGCCCGTGAACACCTCGCCGTCCTCGCGCGTCCACGTCCCGCCCGCGGGGACGAAGCGGTAGCTCTCTATCCACTCCTCGCACTTGCCGTCGAAGAAGCCCGTCTCTATCGCTCTGCGTCCCTCTGCCGAGGAGACATAGCATTTATAGTCACTGTCTATGTAGATTGTCATGTCGTGCCTCCTTACTCAAGCCAGACCTTATCAAAGTAGGCTTTTATGCTGTTGCCGTAAGCGCTGGTATCAGATTGAGCATACAGCGATATGTACTTGCTGCCTGTGATAGAGGAAATATCAAGGCTTGTAGTAGTGCCAGCGGTAAGAGTCACCGTTGTGGTTGCGGTGTCATCTCCCAACGCGGTTGTGCCAACTTGAATCTTTGCTGTGCCTTTGGCACTATCGATTTTGTTGAGACGAACTTTCAAGGTGCTATAATCTGATAAACCGATTGCGGAAGATATACCAATTTCGCCCCAGCCCGGTTTAAATACCAAACCATTATCCCAAGTAAATCCTCCCAAATAGATTAAGCCGTCAGAGACTTGAGCATAGCCATAACCACTCTCGACATTTGACGAATCCCACGCATAGCCGCTTACTACGCCATTGTTGAACAGCACAAGCTCATAACTCAGCGTCACACTCGCACTCTGGCCATCGGCAGTGATAGAAACTGTAGCCGACTTTGTTTTGCCACTGCCGTCTGTCGCGGTTGCGGTGATAGTGTAAGTGCCGGTAGCATCGATCGTAGCCGTCCATGTCTTAGTACCCGTGCTGGTGTTGGTGTCGCTGGCTACCTGCGTTCCGGAACTGTTTTTGACAACACAGGTGCTCTGCGCAGGGTAAGTAATGGAGATAGTCGCAGAGAAATATGCTATTGTAAGTGTGTAATCAGCTGTGATCTCGACAGTTCGTGTCGCGGTCTGGCCCGCACTGTTTGTCATGGTAACAGTCCATGTACCGGTTGAAAGACCCTTGAAGACTGCAACACCGCTGCTATTGAATGTCCGGGTATAGGTTTTCCCGTCTTTACTGACGGTCACGATGTCGCCTGCAATGCCGGTAACTGTAAGAGTACCACCGGAACCACTGCTGCCTCCTGCGTTTGTTTTTCCTATTGCCATTTAGATACTCACCTCCAACAGATAATTGTAGGTATCGTGACGGCTGCATCAGGCGCAGACGCCGCATACAGATATATACCGCCGTTATAGCACTCTGCTACGGGTGCAAAATTCCCACTCGTGGCATCTGTAAGCGAAAAGATGATTTCCGGTGTCATGCTTGCCAAAACACCAGTGAGGCCCACAGATGCCCTGTAAGGATAATCCTGATATGTACTGTTAGAGACAAAGGATGCCGTGGCGATTGTGGTGTTAAGAAACTGCACTTTGACTGCATCTGGGGCAAGATTCTGATACGTCACACTGCCATCCGCGAGTACTTCATTATTATAGGTAAACGAAGCAGTCGTGTCGTCTGTGAACGTTATCGTGATTTTGGTCTGACCGTCTGCTGGGCTGCTGCCGACAATGGTTTTGATGCCCCGTGTTATCATCATCCAGTAATTTTGCCACCCTGCGGTGACACCGGGCTGAACATCCTTACTTGCAGCCAGCGCCAGCCACGAGCCGCCAAGGTTCTGCACACTGTCAAGAAACTCGTAGTTGGTATTTGCGGCATATGCGCCGCGTGGTCTGATTGATACTTTACCGAGGTCGTATTGTGCCATCTCTTATCACGCTCCTATTCTTTCATCGTCTGTGACAGCTGTAGCAATGGGGAAGTCGTTGACTGAAACTGCGTTTATGGTCATGGTTCCCGTCTGCCCTATCGGCCTTGTGAAGCCCTGTACAAGATGCCTCTCGGTGGGCGCTCCGGGCTTGTCCTCTCGCCGTATGGTTATGATCTGGTTTTCCACAATGTGGAACATCTGTGTCGTGGTCAAGGTCACTGTCTTGCCGAGCACGGCGTAACGCTTAAGCTGCCATTCGGCATACGCCTGACACATTTCATCGGAGTAATAGTCCTTCATCGAGAGCCGTTTGGTTTTCAGCCCTATGCGGCTGATGCAGGTGTCAGAGGAAATGTCGCGGTTCTGCGCTCTGCCTCTCGCGGTAAGGCTTTCATTATTCGTTGCCCCCACTACAATGACATCGTTGTAAACCTCGGCAGGCTTCGGCGCATACCGGATGCCCATTAGCTGCTTGCCCATCGAGAAGTCCCACAAAACAGGTTTAGATGTATCAAGAATGTCATCCTGTGACGGATCTACTTCCAGCCGTCCGGTCGGGTTATAGCCCACCCATGCAGCAAGCATCTCTGCAAGTCCGAGGATGACCTCGCCGATATTCCCAGTCTCAGAACTGAGATAGTCGTAAGGGGCGGTTATCAGACTTACACTTGAGCCGTCGGTAAGCGTCTGCGTTTTGTCGTTGTAATAGCTTGTAAAGAGTGGAGCAACTGCATCTATGGGCGCGCCAGCTGTTCCGGACATATCAAAGCGGTTGAGCCTGAGCAGGGAAGCTATGGCGGCGAAGATGTTGGTTCCGGCGTTTACACCGTAAGCGCCCTCAAGGTTGCCGCCAAGCGTTCCGTCGATTGCCGCCCATTTGTCGGTCAGCTGATATGATGCCTGACGGAGTCCCGGCTCAAAAGCCTCTTCCGGGTTTTCCACAAGGAAAACGCCTTGCGGAATATAGAAGTCTGTACCATCCGGGAGTATCAGCCCCTCGGAGAGCCTGATTTGCTGCCCAAACCATATCTTGTTGAGTGCATAATCATAAGCTCCATCGAGGTTTGCAAGGGAGATGTTTACCTGCCTGCGGCTGCCATTCTGTAAGTTCACAGTAATGTCACCTTCTTGAATAAAGGCTTTGGAACGTTTGTTCGCCACCTGATTATCCAGAGCGAAAGCCACGCTGCCGTTCGGCTGCAGGAACTCAAGCTTTGCCAGTTTTGTGAAGTCAGTCTTTAACGTGGAAAGGTATTGCTGCCAGTTTTGGCTATACATTTTGCGCTCACCCTCCCACATTCAAAGTTGCCTGAAGGTTGTTGCTGTCGATGATTTCAAGTCCAGCGACAGTGAATCCATCAGTCGTCGTCTGAATGAGGTCACCATCATCGGAAAGACTCAAAACAGAACCGAGCTCGTAGTTATCACCTGTTGTCCACACAAGGTATCCTGTCGCAGGGTCAACAGTTATGCTGGTGAATATAATACTGTCACTCGGCCAGAATGTGGCTTCGGGCGAGTTGATTATCTTGAGTCCAGTTGCTTCTCCTACTTCGACCCATCCAATCGTCACCGTCTGCGGCATGACAACGCTCTTGTGGTCTACACTCACTGTGATTGGCTGGTTAGTGTGGATATTGAGAAAATGCCCCTTGGGGTCACGCAGAAACAGCGTGTTTTCAGACGTTGAGAGATTCCTCAGTGCCCGCGCCTGAGCCAAGGTGTCCGAGTATGTTGCATCCTTGCCTATCTTGCCAATATAACCGCCGACGCTGCCGGTAAGGTAATTAGGCGTTTCTGGCTGCCGCGTTGGGTATCGGGTGAAGTTCTTCTGCAGGGTAGGGGAGTTGTTGTTGGAGAACTGTCCCTCAGCCACACCGCCGCTGCCAAAGCGGAAGAAGTAGCTTGCCACAGCGGTATATGTGCCGTCTGCATTGGGAGTGGCTTCTATGATATTCCACATCCAGAACTGCACTTTCACGGCGTTGGTGACGATTGCAGCAGTGAGGTATGCCAATGGGCCTGTGGGGAAAACATAATATGTATATTCCTGTCCGGAACACGCACTCCAATCTCGAATCTCCCCGACTGCCCGTCCGACAGTCACAACTTTTTCAAGATTGCTCTGTCCGGTCGTTCTGCGATAGACGTCGTAGCCCTGAGTTGTTTCTATCTGTGCCCAAGTTACTAATACGCTTCCGTCCGAGGTCTGGCAGGCGCTTGCGCTGCCGCCCGAATCTTCGGAGACTTCATATTCAACATGGAAGTCTACCCAACCGCTTGACGCATCAACGCCGTTTACCGTCTGAACATCGAGGATGATGCTGTAGCTTGTGTCGTTAAGGAAGCCGGAGTAGTCAACCCTCAGCTCACCGGTTCCATATATCTTCCCAGTGTCAACAAACGCATCGCCACGGTTGCCTTCACTGTCAACTTCGCATATGCGCCACCGTACCCATGCAAGAGCGTCGTCCTGCGCCTGAGAATATGTTCCGGTAAAAGTGGCTGAATACCCTGTCAGTGGATTGCTTATGGCGGATATTTTGACTGTGGGGGTGCTTCGACCGAGAAGCAGCGATGCGGTCGACTGTGTTACTGAATCAGTGCCGCTCCACCATTGGGTAATTACGAACTTGTACTCGTTACCGTTGGTGATGCCGTTTGCACTCAGCGTGGCTTTAGGTATTGTTACCGCATAGAATTGAGTCTCGCCAGCATAATTCACGCCCCAAAACGGCGTTGTCAGTAATACTTTGCCCGTGTCGTACTTCTTTGTAGATGCGGAATTGTTTGCGTAAAAAACGATTTGATATGCCAGCATGGGTGAGTCTCCGTTGACCTGCCAGCTTATGTCCAGCGGCTGCGTCAGGTCTACTGTCCCGCTGCTGTTTATTTCATCGGGGCTTATATTTGATGGCTGAAAAAGCAAGGCTTCTCACCTCCCATCACTTCGGCCCGTCGCCGAAGCACCATGCTTTGCCGGTAGACAGACTGCCCCACCAGATGACAAGCACGGTGTCTCCGGCTTTGGCTGTTGCGACCTCTTCGCAGTACGGGATAGATATCGTGCGCCCGTATGGCTGTCGCACGGATATTCTCCCGTCACTCGGCGCAGCAACAACATCGAACCTGTCCACGCGCAGGCAGTTCCCGGTTTTTTCGTTTACTGCCTGATCGACCTTGGGTTTCAGCGCGTTCCAAAATTCTATGATTCCTTCGAGCATATTTACGCCTCCCGTTTAGGTTAGCTTCAGAGTCTTGAGCTTTTCGGCAAGCTCCTTGACGGTCATGTTTTTCGCCTCTGCTTCCGAAAGCTTCAGATCACCGAACTGGTAATACACATCGTGACTGTCGGTGCTGCGGAAAATGCTTTCCCCGGTGGTATCGGTGGTGCTCTTCGCGCCGCCCGAAATGGCGTGGAGAATGTCGGCAATGCGCTTCTGCTCCTCGTCGCTTGCGTTCGATATCAGCTCTCGCAGTGCCGGACTCATGGTCAGGTCGCCTATATCGCCGATATTGCCGTTCTTGATTGCCTCAAGCTCCTGCTCGATTTTGGTGTCCTGATAATCTTTCTCTGCCTCTGCCAGATTCTCTTGAGCCTTGAGGATATCATCAGCCTTTGCTACCCACTCCCACTGTCCAGTGACGGGGTTATAGATTCTGACTGTACGCTGTTTCTTGGTGTTCTCAAGCTCCTGCCGTGCCTTTTCGACCGCCTGTTGCTTTTCTGCGAGCTTATTGGCTGCGTTGGTCGAATCGGTAAGAGCCTCTAATGAGTCGACTAACTCGGCCATAAGGTCATCTGAGTAGCCATAACCGCGGTTGAGCAGGTCGAGAACTTCATTTGATGTATTGCTATACCCCTTGTCAAGATACTGCTGCACAAAATCTTTAACGAGTTCTGCGGCTTGCTGCTGCAAAGCCTGTTCCTTGGCGCGGTCGTTCTGGTTTCGGGCGAGTTCTATCTGCTTATCGAGGTTGTCAAGCTTTTCGCTGATTTCCTTTTTAAGCGGATCGTCGTCTTCGGTGTTGCTGGCTGTGCTGCCGCCTACACCCGTACCTCCACTATAATCGCCACCATAAACGCCACCGTTGCCTGGCTTGCCAAGACCTGTACCGCCTGCGTGCATCGGAATTTCTTCCTTTTCGTCAGACAGCATATCTTGGGTCTGCTTGGCAGTGTAGACTTTAGCGCCTGGGGACAGGTCGACAATGGCCATTTTACCGTCGTTGGCTATATAGGCGTCGCCTTTGTCTACAATAAGCTCTGCTGAACTGCCATTAACCGGCGCACCGTCATTGACCAGCGCGCGCCCGCCCGGAGCGTTTTGCGTGCCGCTTGCATTGGTGGGAACCAGTCCGCCATTCGCTGTTCCCTTGTACTTGCGCTCTATTGTTGTGATAGTGACGGTTTTGCTTTTGATCGCGTCGATACGTGACTTGATGCCGTAGAGCACACCGCTCGCGTTATCTCTGACGGCAACGTGTATCTGCTTGGAATCGGGGATTTCTTTTGCCGCGTCGCCAACGTCCCGCAGGTCGCTTGCGGCTTCTGCGGCGCCAGAAGAATCTACATCGGTCTCTACCGAACCGCTCGCATCTTCTTTTGCTTGATTGATGTCGTCAAGCTGTTGTTTAGCTTCCCCGTCACCAGATACTGTTACCGGGATATCTGTTGGTTCTGAAGCTGTTTTTTTCTGCTCATTTAACTGAGCAAGCTTCGAGTTTGCCTCTTTCGTTTCTGCATCGATGTCAAATGAAACAGGATCCTCAATTTTAGCTTTGGCATCGTCTGTCTCACCGAGAAGTGCCTGAATTGTCGAGATTATTTCGCTGCGGGCTTCCTCGGCAGACCCTACGCCGAGTTTGTCTGCCCAGTTGATGGCACCGGCTCGTTCCAGCCCCTCAAATACACTGAGAAGACCTTCGACGGTCGTCTGTCCGGTGATTTGAGACAGCGCAGAAGCATAGTCTGACAGCGAATGAGAGTTCTCACCGAGCTTGTCGCCCAGCTGAGATACGATATCAGCGGCTTCCTCTCCGGTGTAGAAGATACCGTCCATGTAGACACTGAGTCCCTGAGCGAGAGCCTGCGCCATCCCCTCGGTTATTCCGAGCTGTTCTGCGAGCTGCTTATAGGAAGAGATTGCGGTGATTATGCCATCCTCGTCAACAGACACAATGCCGTCGAGGGAGCCGCTCTGAGCCGCTTCCTTTATGACATCTTGGAACGCTCCAAACATGTCACCGCTGTTGAATATTTTGCCGAGGTTGCTGTCGCTCATTGCCCATTCCATGGCATCGGCGACACTATACCCAAACTGCTGTTTTATATCGTCGGGGATAAACTGATCGTAGAAAGACTTGACGTATGCCGAGCTGACTTTGCCTGCCTGAAAGTCCTTCATGGCGTTGTTGAAGGCTGTCTGCATCGCATTTGCGTTGGCTTCTTTGTCAGCCAGCCCGTCAAGTTCGGCGTTGTATCTCTGTAAAGCTTCTGTCGCTGCGTCGACCGAGTTCTTTGCTTCCTCAAAAGAACCTGCTACAGAATCAGAGGTATCGGTGCTCTTTTCTTCGATGAGGTCTAATATATCCTGCTGATTAGCTAAGGCGTTATTGTAGTCCTCTACCCGGGGCTTGAGACTGGTAATTGCTTTTTCAATCTGATCGTATCGGAAAGTTTTGCCACCGATTTCGGTGAGTTTCGCGCCATCCTTTAGCATCTGGGACCTTATAGCTGAAAGTTTTTCATAGACCGCAACATACTGCTCGGCTGTTGTTGCGATTTCGCCGGTCTCTTTACTCAGCGCAGCCAGTAGCCCCGAAGGCATATCGCCGAGTATGCCGCCCCCATTAAGTGCTGGGTCTGTAAGCTTGCCTTCCGCAGCTATTACAGAGGCGGAGGCTTCGTCCGCAAGAGATTCTAACTTAGATAAAGTTAGGTTTTCATAACTATCTGCCAGCCCGTCTACTTCGCCTCGCTCCACCCCTAAGGCTTCGGCAAGGGATTTGGATGCTTGCGCGAGACGCTTGTCAGCTTCTGCAGTGCCATCCACGGCCTTTGCTGCTGCTGTGTATTCAGAGTAAAGCTCGGAAATGTTCGCGGCCTCACTCTTTGCCTCTTTCCCGCGGTCTATGATTTCGTCATAGGCGCGTTCCGTGGCGTCAATGGCCAATTTTAACGTAGCTATCAGTGCTACAATGGCGGCCGTTACGACGGGGAATGGGTTTGCCCGTAGTCCCTCTGTAAGCAGCGACCATCCCGCCTTGAAGTCCGCTGTGCTTTTCGTCATTCCTATCAATGTGGAGATGAACGCTGAACCTTTTATAGACGTAAAAGCTTTGCCCAATAGCGCCGCTGCTGTCGCCGCTGTTGTTGCTGTTATTACCAAGTGCCCAAAGTCGCTGTCAAGAACTTTAACAAGCCCAGTAATGACGTCGAGAGCGCCTTTTATGAGACTGGTATCAACCATGTTGGAGACGAACTCAGTCCATGTGTTCTTGAGGATATTTGCCTTTGCATCCCAAGTATCAAGCATGACGCTGACTTCCTGATCGGCGCTGCCTGCAGCGACGCCCATATCAGCCAACATGTTTTTGTACATACCAAAGTTCTCAAGGAGCGCAAGGAGTTGGTTCGTGCGGAGTTTTCCACCGAGAGCAGAAACCATCTGCATCAAATCGGCTTCGGAAATCAGCCCGTCCTTTGCTGCCTTTGACAGTGCTTCGATGGCTTCCATCGGGTTTATAAGCTTCCCTGTGGCCTCTGCCGCCGCGACAACATCGGGGGCGTACTTCTGGAGTATGCCGCTAAGAGACTGTACGGATTCCTCGGTTGCTGTCACGCCATCCGAAATTTCGGTAGTAGTATCGCCCAGAATATTGAGAATAAGCGCTCTGGCCGCAGTTGCCGCCTTTGTACCGCTCTCCTGCGTAGTGGCGGTGATCGTGCCGAGCATGGCCATGGTTTCTTCCATGGACATTCCAGCCATTGAGGCTACATTGGCAACGATGGGCAAGCCTTCGGCTATTTTCTGAATGGAGGTCGCATAGTTGTTATCTATAGTGTTTGCTTCATCCAGTGCGAGGGAAAGCTTTTCAACATTGCCGTGATATTTCCATGCAGCATCAGCCGAAAGGAGAAACTGCGATGCTGTCTCCTGATCCGTGTCGCCGACGAGCTGCGTCTTTATGGCCAACTCGCCAAGACCCTGTGCGGCTTCTTTGTAACCTGCACGGGCGAAAGTAGAAACGTTCTGGAGGTACTCGTTTGCTGCAACGCCGTACTTAGATGCGGTGGAGTACGCCGATTCGCCAAGAGCATCCATCTCGTCCTTGGTCATGCCGGTGACCTTGCGCACGGTCGCAAGCTCACTGTCGACCTCTTTCATGGTGGAAAGAGCTTCAACAAAAGAGTTCTTCACGGCGGCAATGCCGTTGCCTATCAGCTGCCATGCCGCCTGCTTGGCAACGATACGACCAAGGCTGTCTCCCAGCAGATCGGTCAGCGCCGAAGTTTTCTGCGCCTCGGTGCCCGCTTTTTGCGTTGCGGATGCGGCTTTGGTCTGGCCAGTAGCCAATCTATTGGCCGACTGCGCGGTTTTCTCTTGCTGTGCGGCGAGTCTGTTAGACGTTTGCTTCGTTTTTTCCTGCGCGACCTGAACTTTGGCTTCTGCTGCTGCCTGCTTTGCGCTTGCAGTAGCCTGTTTGGTCTGCTCTTTCGCCAGCTGGATAACTGACTTTGAGACTTTGTCAACAGCCCCGGCGTTGACTTTTATCTCTATCGGTGTGCTGCTTAGTCTTTTGCCGATGTTCTCTATGTTGGTAAGCGAGGCTATCGCTTTTGCGTCATTTACATTTACTTGTATCTGTACTATTGTGCTCATTCGGCGTTAACCTCCGCTTGCAACATAACGGCGCATAGTGTATAATCTATATAGAAGGGAGTTGATATCATGAAGTGGGATGAATCCCAAATGGCCTCTCAAGCTTTCGCGCAAGGTCAAGGAGGTATGTCTCTCGGCCAGCAGTGGGCGCTTGCTGCTATGCTGCGGACTGATAAGCCCTCGAATACCAAGAAAAAGTCCTCTCCAAAGCCTGCAAATCCGCCTAAGAAACCGTAAATCCCATAGCTTTTAGTTCTTTTGCAATGTCGCTGTCGGCCTTTCCATCGTCCACGTATTCGTCTCGCGCTTCATCCATAAAAGGTCGAGCGAACGGCTGATGCCAATCGGGGTCGCCCTCCTCGACGATCGGGGTGAGATCAATGCCGTTGGCATGCTGTGGCTCTGCTGCGTTTTCCAGTGTCAGCGTCAAGCCCTCGACAGTGGTTATCATGGTCGCGTCATCAATGAGACCGCCGTCCTCTTTGCGTCGTTTGCTCGACACAGGATAGGCATCATAGACCCGCTTTTCTGCCTCTTCCTGTATGGCTTTTTTCAGCCCGTCCGCAACATTGTCTCTTAGTGCGTTTTCAATGGCGGCATCCAGTAATCCGCGAATCTGCAAATAATCTTGTAAAACGCTCATATTGCCCTCCAAAACACAGGAATAAGCCCTTATCGAAAGAATCATTCATCTGTCTTGGATAAGCCCCCGACTTGCGCCGGGGGCTTTGTTTTGATTTAGGTGACAGTTACAGGGATGGTGTCGGTGTAAGTCACCTTGGAAACGCTGTTGGTCACGGTGACAGTGGCCGTGGTGGTGCCAGCAGCTACGCCGGTCAGCACAGGAGAGTGCGGGTCGTTGAACTTGGCAGTTCCCTCCGCCGCAGTGGAGAACGTGACCTCACTCATGTCGGAGATGTTGGTGAGATTACCGGCAACATCGTACTTGGCGACAAGCTCGGTGGTCTCGCCGCTTGCCACGGAAACACCTGCGCCAGCACCGACAAAATAGATGCCCTCGACGGAACCGGTGGAAGTGCCGGAGACGAACTCATCAACGATGTAGCAGTAGTTCGGCATGGCGTTGCTTGCGCAGACATCGGTGCCGACTTCATCAGCGGTCAGGCAGTTGCCGGACAGGTCAACAGAACCAGGAGTGGTCTGGTTGATGGTGTCGGACAGCGCGCCGGTGAAGAAGTAGTAGGGGATGTAGTAGTGGCGGATCTTGAAGAGGGAAGAGTTCTTCGCATCACCGCCGCCATTCTTGGCGTAGATGTTGACCGCAAAGTGGACGCGGACGACCTTCGGCTGGAACAGCGCGGGAACTGCGAGCTGCAGGGCAGAGCTGTTCTGCACGAAATACTTCACGCAGTAGGTGTTGCCGGAAACAGCGGTGAAGCCCTGAATAGTGCCATCGCTGCCGACCTTGTAAGCCTTGCCGCTGTTTGCTGCCACCGTGTCCTTGTCATTGCCGGTAGAGCCGAGAATGTAGGCCACAGCGCCGTTCTGACCGCCAAGGGGAGCCACAGCACCGGTTATGGTCAGCGCCGCACCGCTTGCTACAACGGGCTTCGAGGTCTCAACGACGCCGTTGCCGGTCAGGCTCTGGCCGATAGTCAGCGCCATGTTGTTCAGCGCGGAGTCGGCGGTCTTGGCCGTGAAGGTCAGACGGGAGGTGTCGGGAATGTTGATGATAAGCATGTTGCCGGGGCCGCCTTCAACTGCGCCGTCATTCATGCTGCCCGCGGGAGAAAAGTCGGTTACGTACTTGGAGAAGCCGACAAGGTCGTCGGTAGCGACATCGAACGCCTCAAAGTACACGATTCCCTTGGAAAACTCATACTGAGGGTTGAAAGAATACATTATGTATCACTCCTTGTTATTGTGACATCGGCTCAGGGAGTTGCCCCTTTGCCTTGGCTTCGAGCTGTGTCAGTGTCTTGAATCCGGCAGGCAGCTCCGAAATCCTGTCGAATTTCCACGTCGGATAAGGCGCGCCTTTCTCAAACTTCGTGAGCCCGACCGCTTGAGCCAACGTGTAGATTTGGTAACCGAGGGTTCTGTCGATTGCTCTGTCAAATCCTCTGAATTTGCGTATCGGCCAATCCCATAGCTCGTCCGCATCTTTTCCCACATTCGCGGCTACGGAATAGACCCACGCCTCGATCTCAATATCGAGCTTCGGCATATTTTGGCCGTTTAGGTACTGCTCTGCCGCAACCAGTTCCGGGTTCCATTTTTCGTCCGGAAGCTGATAGTCGTTTTGTGCGGCAATTATCTGCCGTACCTCATCCATCATCTGGATGGTCAGAACAGTTTCGTGCTCCCTGATGTAAATGCCCATAAGAGTGCCCTCTTTCCGCAGGGTGGAAAGCTGATACCCGTATGCGCCGTCAGGCAGTTTGATTCTTTCAAGCCTCAACGCTTTTGCTACAACATTGAGAACTGGTTCCAGAAAAGGACTGCCGTTGCCGAGCTTGTCCATTTCGTCAAGGCACTGACACCATGACAGGCGGGCAAACTTCGGCGGCAATGAGGATTGCATAAGTTCAAATGCGGCGGCTGCGCTTCGATACAGGGGAAAGTCGCGCACCGTCAGCGGGTAAAATGTCAGTCCATTGAACTCGATTTCTTTGTTTTCTCGGACTTCATTTGCATATTTATTAACGCCTTGCATATTTTCTCCTCGGCGTGTATGCCTTTAGATGTTGTCATCGCCGTTCCAGTCGATGTACTGATAAATCTTGTAGCCGGTGTTCACTCGCTCGTCATCGAACTTTGTGATTTGATAGGTGTTCAGCGAGCCGACCCCACCGAAGTTCACACCCTCAGTGGCTTCAAGAATCGCCTGTACTATGGCGTAAGACCTTGAATTTCCCATCACCTGCATGTTTGCCTCAATGCCGTAGTTGCACATGATGCAGTAGATGATGGTCTGGCGAAAAACGTAGGTGTTTTTCTGCTGGATGCGGTTTGCGGGGCCGAGATAGATTCTCAAAACGCTCTGCGCCGTATCCTGACTTTGCCTGACGAGCTCCTGTGGGAATATTCTGTACCCGCGTTCTGCATCGGGCGGGTCTGCCGGGTGTAGAGGGTCGAACTGAATAGCCTTGATCTGCTGTGGTGTCGGAAGCGGCTGTTCCAGCGGCTTTGCGCCGTCCCAATACAGGAGTTTCTTGAGCCTTGCCCTCGGAAAACTGTTATCCGAAGGCGGTGTGTAACCTCGCGACGGCAAGTCCATCAGGTATTTCATCAACCTGTATGGAATCTCTTCGGCTCCCTCCATCGTGTTGCCCGCTACAACCTTCGTATAGGGGTAGTAGGGACTATCTGTGGAGGGCTGCGCGCCTATCCAGTCAGGCATTTTCTTTCTCCTTCTGAAGCTGCTCTGCCATGTCCTTGACCTCGTCCAGCTGTGCGAGGATTTCCTTTGTGAGTTCGGGTGTGATTTCGGCGGTCAAGGTTCTCATCACACGCCCCACAGGGTCATTGTTCTGCTCTATCAGCGCATGGATGCTGTCATTTAGCATCATTGAGAACGTCTTGAAATCGTTCATGATTTCATAAGCCTTGTCCGAAAGATCGTTGTCATGGCGGCGCACAAAGCGGTTCATCTGCGAGAAAACATGGCTCTGCGCCCACTCGTCGTAGGCCTCTTCGCTCATGCAGGAATCGAGTTCACCGGAAATCGTTTCTACGCCTTCCCAAATGAAGTTCTGCTTCTTGAAGTTCTGATGCAGATAACTCTTTGCGAAAACGCCCATAAGAAACTGCTGCTTTACGCCGAAACGTTCTCTCAGCAGAGGGGGCAGCGTATCGCCTCCGGGAGTTTTCATTTCTTCTACACAGGCAATGGCAAACGCTTTTGCCATGCCTTCCTTTTGAGACAGGCTCAGATAATCGTCTGCCTTTCTCAGAATCTCTTCGGTTATCGTAATCGCCATCGTCATTTCTCCTTTTCCTTTGGCGTTAAAGCTTATTTGCGGCGCTTCTGTGCGCTTTTCTTTGCTGGGGTATCAGCGTCCACCTTTGCGACCACAGGCTTTTCTACGCTCTCCTGTGGCTTATCAGCGGCATTTTTCTTGCACTGCGCCCATTCGGGAAGCAATACCGCACATCTTTTCTGCCCGCAAAAGCGCTGATAGGGGCAAAGCGAGTGATATAGGTTTTGTTTATCCACGGTGGAGGGCTTCGGTTCTCGGTCACAGACTATGTAAGGGATGCCATTTACCTCGCGAGCGTGGGTACATTCGTACTTCATGGGGTTTCACCTCAATCCAAAAGTTCTATGCTCATTTGAGTGGTACTATCTCCGTGTGCTGCTGTCACAATCAGAGGCTTATCTGAGAGGCTGTAGCAGGTGAGTGTTGCCGTATTGCCGCTTACGTCTGCGCTGTATGCATCCTCGTCGGCTCCCGAAAAACTGAATGTGACGACATCGTCTGTCGCAGTACCGTTCTCGAACCAAGCCGCACTTATCTCGGCAGTCTCAAGAGAGTGAAGCGCTGTCAGGGGAGTGCTGGTAAAGGCAACGTAGCCGTCTCCGGCAGCCGCAACAGTGATGTCCACGGTCTGCGTGATGTCCGGATTTTGAGCAAGCGTAACGGTTACTGTCGCAGAGCCTTCGCCAACAGCCTTTACAAGCCCGTTTTCATCCACTGTGAGCACGTTTGTGTCAGATGATGTAAATACATAGGTAATGGGGTTCTCGGCGGTAGAAACAACGCTCTCGCCGTTCCTGATGCTTTTTACGGCTATCGTCTGCGTTGCCCCGGCGTTCATGCTTTTGTCGGCTGTTATGGAGAGCAGCCACTTGAAGGCAAGCCCATCGGCCACGCCACGCTCAAAGTCATCCTGTGGAAGTGGCTCTGTCATCTCTATCGTGAAAGTGATGATATGTACGCTGTCCGCCTTGTTTGTGAACTCCCTCGTGAAGTTGTTCACGCCGCGCATTGCGTAAGACATATTGCCCAAGAGCAGCCGAGTGTTCTCTACAAACGCCTTGGAGTATTTGTTGAGCTGACACACGCAGGAGATATAGTTCTTTGCAGTGATACTGTTCTCCGTTGCATGGCTTGCGTTGCCGAGGGTTCCCATCTTGGCGTAGCTCATGGGGATAGAAATGACGTTGCCGTAGTAGTCGAGGACATTAATGACGGCGTTGCAGCGCCGCACAACAGCCTGACCTATTCCAAGCCCCATGTTGTTGGGCTTGTAGACGATCCACCAGTTGTTGGCATATTGCATGTAAGAGCCGATGGGGATATAAGTCAGTCCTGCGGGCTGGATGATATAGATACGCTGCCAGTCGTCCGGCTGCAATTCGCCCGTGGCGGAGGAAGATGCAAAGGTCGAGCGGATCTGGATGGGCGTGTATTCGTACCAGTCTTTGGATGTATCTACTCCCTGACAGGCTGTGTTGAATACATTGTCTGCGAGATCACCAACGTCTACGGCATTAGCCTGCGTGGGCTGGGTGAAATACTGCTTTTGCAGCCCCTGCGAGTGCATCCACTCGTTTGTCAGCGGGGCGTAGTCGCATCCGCCGACCATCCCGGCGTTTCGCGCCAGTTTGTTCAGATTCATGCCCCGCCTCCTCTTATCAAAGATTTGTGCTGAGAACAGTTGCTATGTAGTTTCTGTTCTCCTCGTAGTGGCGGAGCATGCCGTAGAACTGCTGCATGACCTCTTTCTGCCGCGCGGTGTTGGCGTTCGTCTGTGAAGCCTCGCTTATCGTCGTGAAAGAGCTGTCGCGTATCTTGGATGTGCGCTCTATGGCGTTGTTGTCGAAGCGGTGCTCCCACGCCGCGTATATCGCATAGGCGAGTATGGTCTGCTCCGTCCGGCTGAGTTCTGCGGCAAACTCGCCGCTTTTATAAAGGTTGATGGACAATGTATCATCTGGGGATAGGTCGATGTTCACAACAACGTCGCCGGTCTCAGCGGAGTAAACACAGGAAACAGGGGAGTAGGTCACATTTCCAAACTGATCTTTGCCCATAAGTCCGCATGAGCAGATGTCGAAGCCGGTGAGTCCTGTTTCTATCGTCACGGGTGCTTCCTGCTCTGCCGTGGGGGTGTAGTCGACATCCTCAAAATCCGGTGCGGTAACGTCTCGCAGTTTCAGCAGCATTTCAGGCGGACGGTTGAAAAGGGGAATAGCCCAATCCATGTACGCCGCCATGCGGTTGTAGAAAACAGCGAGGCGGTTCTTCATGTCCCAATCAAGGGACAAATCGTTTTTTATGTAGGTCATCGCCTGCGTTTCGATTGGTTCCCATGCTGTGCTCATTCAAAACTCACCTCGCTTTCGGAAAATTCATTTACTTAATGCCGGTGATGACGCCAACCTCTACGCCGTTGCCTTTGAGGGTTCCAATCCAGTCCTCAGCTGCGCCGTGTATGTAGGTCTCAAGGTCGATGCTGGCAGCTTCAAGGACTTTTATTGCGCTGCCGCTCATCTTCTTAAGGGTCAAATTAACAAGTTCTGCGCCGAGTTTTGCAACCTGCTCTTCCGTGAGCTTGCCTCCCTGAGTCTCTTTCCAAGCGGAAACAAAGAGCTGATTCAGTTCACCTACGGTCTGGATGGCGGCATCTTTCAGCTCATCCTTGGCGGCGTTGATGTTCTCAAGGTGCTTGTTCTTTCCTATCTTGGCCGTGAGCCACGCAAATGCGGTGGTCAGGGCTATGATCGCAAGCTGGGTAATGAGATTGGCAGCAATTTCCACTGCTGCATTGGTCATGTTTTCTATCATTTTGGTATCTTCCTTTCTTTTACTCTGATTGGGAGGTCCCCAACTTTAGCCATGACATCGTCGTAAAAGCCGTTCCCTTTGAGGGTGGTGTGGTATACTTCGTGCATGCGCTTCAAGTCTGCGAGGTCATCCATCCAAACGAAGCCCTGCTCGACGTACTTCTCACACAGATGCTTGACCCGGTCGCCCAAGGACTCCTTTTCGCCTGCCATCACGTCCGCGATTTTTTTTTCGAGTTCGCTAATTTTCTCTCCGATGGACTTAATGGCCTCTTTGATTTCTGCGATGTCGCTATCCTGAAGCTTGTCATTGTCCGCCTTGGCTTCGGCTTTATCAGCTTTCTGCGCCTTTCTGTTTGCCGCTAATTCAATAAGCTTGAATGCGCCATTTATAATGGCTGCCCCGGCGCTGCCGCCAAGTATCGCAATGACCACTTCATTCATTTGGGAACATCCTCCTGATTAGACATCTTCTGCATTCAGCGCTTCGAGCATGGGCTTGAAAATGCCCTCGCCGTTGTGTTTTTCCTTAGATATATTGTTGAGCGCTACGACTCTGGCACGGCTTACATACCGCTTGAGGGGGCTGCCATCGTTCAGATAGGCATCCATGAAGCGCGCCGCTACAAGCTCCTGATGCTCCGCGCACAGGCTGCCGAATATCTCTGCGGCTTCGGGGATCTCTTTCTTGAAGAAGAAATCAAAAACACCCTCGCGGCGGATGACTTCATTTTCGGCGTACTCGCAGTCATAAAGGCTTCTCTGCTCGTCGGTCAGGCCGTCCAGCACTATGATTCTTCGGGTTTTGATGAGTTTTGCTATCAGCGGTGTGATGAACGTGCTCTCAAACTCGCTTAGAGGAACAGAGAACACTCGTCCGCTGCCACTTATCTTTCGACCATTGCCGATGATGATCTCGTTGTTCGGGATAACGCTGTCAATGTAGATGCACTGCACCATCTTCTCGTTGGGAGTGACATATACCGCCTGTACAACAGGCTCTACGGGCTTCTCCGCTTCCTTCGGCTTGGCAGCTTCAGCAGCCTTTTCAGCCGCTTTCTTCTTCCTGCCCTCGGCCATTTTTCTTTTCTGCTCTTCGCTCATTGCCATCTCTCAATTTCTCCTTTCATGGCAGATGACAGAGGAGGGAGGTTGTCCCTCCTCTGCTTGCGGATTATCAGGCGCTGGTGACGCCAGAGATGATGCCTATACGGCTTGCCAGGACGGGGGCGATATCGACGCTGTCGACCTGCAGAAGCTCGATTCTGCCGGTTGCGATGGTGTCCTCGCCCGGAGTGAGGGTGATCTGAGTGTCAGCGCCCTCCTCGAAGCACATGACCATAGGTGCATAGCGCTCGTTTGCGCGGGCAGCGATGATGATCATGTCGGTCGGGAAGATGCTGGTCAGGGTAGTGTTGATGGACTCCGGCGTGGAGGTGGGCTGAATCTCGTAGAGAAGCACGCCATCCTTGGAGGTTATGTAGCCGTTGCGGAAGTACTGATCGCCGAGCTGGTACATGATCGCGCTGGCAAGCCCGGTGGTATCGGGGATGACATTGCGCAGCGCCATGAAATCACCGTAGCCGATGAGCTGATCGCGGCGAACACGGTTAGCCTTTGCAACGTTCTGGCAGACGGTCGCCCAGTTGTTGCTCGTGTAGCTGGTGGCTTTCAGAGCGGAGGGGACATACTTGGTGTTGCCCGCAACCTCAGTGAAGGCGGTAGTGAACTTCTGCATGATGTAGGCCGCATAGCCGCCAGCCATTGCGGCGACGGTATCGACGAGGTTGCCCTCGTTGCCGATCATCTGGTAGAAGTTGATAACGCCGCGAGTGGCAAAAGGCTTGGGGTTGAGCGTGATAGTGTTGCCGTAGAGCTGATCCTGCGGCACGCTGCGCAGAGCAGTCCAAGAGGTGTCTCTGTACTGGAACACAGCGTTGGAAGTCACGTTGATGGTCTTGGTCTTGCCCTTGGGAGTGGTCTCCACGGAAACCATTTCACCCACCAGCGGGGAAATGAGGGCAGGAGTTACGGGGTAGTAGGTAGCCCCGATGATGGTTGCCATGACCTTGAGGAAGATGGGGTCGGTGGCGAGAGACATATTGGCAAAAGTGCTGCGATCCTTGCGGTCAGTAGACTTGCCGACAACGGAATTTGCCTTGGAAGCGGCAAAGTAGAGCACGTCATCAGTCCACTCGCGGCACTGCTCCTCAAAAGCTTTCGCGCTGTTGCAGGCAAACGCAAAGTCCTCAGTGGGCTTGCCAGCAGCGGCAAGCGCTCTGTTTTTCTCGCGACCAGCCTTCTCAAGCGCGAGGATCCTACCGCGAGTAACAAGGTCTGCGTACTCGTCACCGGACAGCGGTTTGCTGGTCAGGTTGCCGAGGGCAGAGTTAAACTTCAGCAGTTCATTCATTGTTGTGCGTCCTCCCTTCCTTATGCTTTGCGGCACAGCATGTTGAATCTGCTGCCCGCGGCATAGTTGGCTTCGGTCCAGGTGTCGATGCCAAGACCCTTGTCGAGCTCAAAGTAGATGCCCGAACCGGCTGCGGGTGCGGCGTTGGTGCCGACGAGCAGTCCATTGGTGATGGTGGCGTAGATGTTGGTCGTGGCATCTACAGCGGTGGAGAAGTTGCCCTCGCCGAAAGCGTAGGTTTCGCCGGGGATAGCCTTGGAAAAGGTGTCCAGAACACCGGACGGGATGCCAAGGCCGAGAGTGTTGATTCCCTCTGCGTACAGACCGTTGCCGATCGTGCCACGCTGTACATCACCGGGATTGCAGAAATAAACGTCCTGCTTGCCGTCTGCAGCTGCGGTCATCTGGTAGCCGCCGGTCGCCATGTGTGCGCCCTTATTGCAGATGAAGCCTGCGGAGCAGTCAGCGGGGGTGAAGGTCGTGCCGGAGAGGCTGCCGAACTTACCCGCGATGTTCTGCAGGTCGTCGTTACGGTTATTCCACATTCTCGGAAGAAATGCGGTTTTTTCAGTAAAAGCCATTATTTAGTCACTCCTTTTTCATTATTCGTGAGCGTCGCCCTTGAAAAGCTCGCCGAAAGTGCGCGGACTGCCGCCAGAGTTGCCTTTGATGTTGTTGAAGTTGAAGTAGTGCTTCTCGCTTGCTTTGGCAGCTGCTTCGTCGAGTTTCTTCTGCTCGTCCATGCACAGCGCCTTGACACTCATGCGTACTTCCGCTTCGCCGATCCAGTTGCCGTCAGCGTCCTCACGAGCGGTGAAATCGCCGTTCTCAACCCTCGCCTTGAGGTCTTTGAGGATTTCGCTGTCGAACTTACCCTCCGCGCCGCTGCACTGCTTGAACTCGTCCTCAAGGGCGGCCTTTGCGGCGTTCAGGCGGCGCTTATCCTCCTTGCCCTTCATCGCGTCAAGCTGCTCTGAAAGGTGCTTGATGGTCTTTGCGTCGGCCTGCGCCTGCTCAGTTGCGGCGTTGTAGCGGATTTCAGCCTCGCCCATAAAGGCATCGAGACTCGCCTGAACTTCGGATTCGCCTATCTTGTAGGAAACGTAGGCGTTGGCTCTCATTATTCGGTCAGGAATGATGTTGCCCTTGTCGCTCTCCTCGACGGAGTAGGTAAAAGGCTCACCGTTCGCGTTCACAAGAGCCAGAAGTTTCAGATCGCTCGAAGCGCCGACCACGGTATAGCCGTTGAACTTCTCCGACAGCGCCTTGAGTCGTGCTTTGTCAATCATGTTTTCTTTCACTCCTTTGTCGTGTGTGGTTGTTTTGGCTGTAGCTTCCTTTGCGTATGAGGCAGCTTTGAGACACATCTTTTCCATGCTGTTTCTCATCGCAGAGAGGGACTGGATGGTCGCACCCGCTACAGCCGGGGCAACTCCCGCGCCAAGGACGGTGACGCCGAGCACTACGTATTCCTCTTCGACCGCAACGTCGCCTTCCATATGTTCTTTGGTCACCAGCGTTTCTATGGAGATTTCCATGCCGTTCCCCTGCCGAGCGATCATGTCAACCAATTCCGGTGCGTACCATTTCCACAGAAATGCCGAGGCCACTATCCAGCTTGTATCGTCTTTCCGCTCTAAGCGGATATCCGCATCTTTCGGGATCCAGCCGACTATCCTCTCGGCATCGGCGGCAGTAAAAGAAGCGTAGGTTTCACCCGTTTTCGGGTCTCTCTTGAGGTCGTAGTTGTGCCCATCGCCGATCTTCCCGCTTGGGAGATAGGCCGTCAAAATGGGAATGTCCTTGAACTCAGGCAGGTGCGCCGCGAGGTTGATGTACTTCCAGTTGTTGCGGTTCACCTTGTCATTCAGCATCCACAGCTCGACCCGGTAGAGTTTTCTATCGCCAGAGGACAGAATTTTTAGCTGCCCTCGCGATGTGCGCGTTATTTCAGCGCCTTTGTATCTGTTCTTGGCCATAGGACATCACTCTTTCTGCGGCACATTGAGCGTGCGGTTGAGCCAGTTATCAAAACTGGTGCTGCTTATTCCGTCGTTTTCCGCCATTGCCTTGGCCTCGCACAGCCACTGCCTGTCCTGATAGTTCTCCATCTGAACGTTCTCGGCGTAGCGTGCCAGCGGCTCGAAATTGGCGTTGTCGCAAACCTCAATGACCCCGGACAGCCCATCATTCACGTCATCGATAAGACTGATGCACTTGTCCAGCACCTCAGGCACGGTAGAAAACCTGTCCTGCATTTCCGGGATAGAGGGATAACTCAGCGGAAGGCCGAGTTTTGCCATGATGTCTTTGAACTGATCGATGTATTCAGGCTGCTTGTGTTCAAGCGCATGGATGGCGCGCGTCAGAGCCGCATAGCCGCTGTACCACGTGTGTTCCTTTATCGCCGCAAAACTCCACATGGCATTTCCCATCGCGCTCATTGCTCTGCGCATAGGTTCGTAAAGGAAGGAATACCTGTCCTCCCGATACGCGGCGTAAAAGTCTCTCAAGTCTCATTCCTCCCTTGCGGTGAAATAAAAAAGCAGGGCTACCAACACGAATTTCTTCGTGCTAATAGCCCTGCTTTGGCTTTGTCGAACCTCCTACGTGAGGTTCCTTATATCTCTATTTTCTTGTTTTTGATTTCCCAAAGGTGAATCCCGTTGGGTTTTGCCGCAATTTCCAAACGTTTGCCTTCTTGCAAAAGTCTGTTGATAATTGCTATCATTTCGGCAGATAACTCAGGCGGTTTCTCTTGAGCTCGATCTTTCATATCTCTTCCTCATGCGTCTCGCTGTTTATGCTGCCGCGTTCTGCCGGTCGCCCGTCGTCGGAGATTTCCTTTTTTGCCTGCGGCGGAAGTCCGCTGGATTCCTGCTTGGCGGAATATGAGGTAACAAGCGGTCTGCGCTTATCCATCACGCCGCTTTCGTCCACAAAATCAGATATTGCAATATCGTCAAGTATCGTGTGTCCGGACAGCGCGTCATATTTGAGTGTATCTGTGAGACAGCCGTTTGTCATACCCTTGCGCGCGTTCTCAATTTCGTCATCTATTTTGAAGATGTCGCCGAACATTTTGAAGCGCATCGGGGTCTTGCAGTTCAGGCTCTCTATCATCCAGTTCATAATCCGCTCCATGCTGCCATATATGAACTTCGCATAAGAGGCCGCAAGCCAAGCGGAAAGCTGTGCCACGCCGACCTTCGGGTCGTTTGTGGTGGGGATGAGAGAGGGGAGACCGGCTTTGAGAATTTGGTCTGAATACGCCGTCGAGCTTATGTCCGTGTTTGCGACGGTGTCAGAAATCGTCTGAAGCTTCAAGTCTTTCGCGGGTGCAAGGTAAAGCCCTATGCCGCTGGTGTTGTTCTTGTTGAGCATCTGATACCACAGATACTCAAAAAGCTTCCTCGTCGTGTCTGAGACCCTTATGGGGTCGTTATCCGTTGCGCTCTTCGGGTCATAAGTTTCAAGCGAGCCAGTCAGCACAGACGTCAACGGATTAAGGATTATTTCGAGCTGTGCCGCCTCGTAATTAGGTATCTGCGTCAGTGACACGAACATGCCGGTGTTCGGCGGGATAACGAGGGGAGTGGTATCATCTACCTCGATGGTGAAAACCCTGTCGGCAGGGAGCGTTACCCAGTAGAAATACTGCCGCCCTACGGCTACCCATTCGGGATTTCCTATTGTCTCATTCGCGTGAATGGCTTTGAATTTGTCTGTATCGATGGTGTTATAGACGTATTTCCCCGGCGTTTTTACGACAACTTCATCGAAAATCCGCATATACGGCTCGAAAAGGTCACCGAACTGACGCCAGTCATTGCCCGGTCGCATGAAGTAAAACAGGTTAAAGGCCACTGTGTACTTGCCGGGGCCGTTGTTGTAACCTACGATTTTGCACCAGTCCATCGGGAGTTCCTGCAAGAAAGCGTAGTTTATTTTGTTGTGGCTTTTGTCGACCGAAATACGCGGTGTGACGAACACTTTGCCATATTTCATGCACAGGCCGCACAGCTCATGGGCTTTTTCTTTTACACCCACTGTCTGAACGAGCCGCTGCGCCAGCAGCATGTCGCGCAATTTATCCTTTTTGCTTACCTCTGCATCGGTGTACGTGGGATATACGTACCATGAATAGGTGAGCGTATCGGGATAGGTCTTGAGGATCAGATCGTAAGTCTTGGTGCTGTACGCAAGCGACGCTGACACCGCTCTCAGGCTCTTTTCACTGCCGTCCGGGTTCTGCACCATTGTGCTTATCTGATCTTTGGTGAACTCGGCAGGGCGCGTGTTTATGCCCTTTACGCGGGTATTCTGTATCTGCGGCCAGTTGTTCAGAAATCCAAGCCCACCGGCAGCGGAAAAAGCGGTGAAATAGTCGCTCATTCCCATGCCACCGTACATACTGTTGGCTTTCTGCAATATCTCTCCGAGTGCTTTATAGCTCGTCGCTGCCGGAGCTTCCATCGGCCCCATCTGCTGTATTTCCAATGTCCGCTCCACCTTTCTGCATTTTATCGAGCTCTGCGAAGAAGCGCTTCTCAAAGTCCTTCATGTAATCGTCAAGCTCTTTGCGGTATTTTAGTTCTTCCTCGCATCGAACCGCATTACTTTCGCTCCATATCCACAGCCAATCGGACTGTGCCAGGAGGTATTCGAGGTCAGGCGTGACCTCTATCGCGCCATTTGGCTTATCGGAAGAAATTATCAGTATATGGTCTGCGTCCGAGTAGAAATGGCTGAATGTTTCCTGCAATTTCAGGTTCTTATCAGTCGTGGGAAGCGCCCACAGCTTGTTTTTTGTAATATCCATCAAACTATTGCTCCTCGGCCAAGGCGTCTGACGCTCCGCGTCCTCACCGGCGCGTATGTTATCTCACTGTCGAGATGTTCAGCCGCTTCCTGATAGCTGCTCTTGCGCCGGTTCTGCGACGCTACGAAAGCATCCTCGTCAAGCTTTATCGGCCTCGCGGCGTACATCATTGCCGACCACAAGTCCTTGTTGATGTGCTTGTTTATCTCTTCCTGTGTCCAACCGCTGCCGGTTTTCCTTCGGCGCAGGTTAGCTATTTGGTCGCACAGTTCCTTGGTCTTGATGTACGGATGCTGGATTTTGACATCCTGCGTATCATCCTTGATGTTGTGTTCCATTTTATAAGCCCGTGTACCCTCGTGTACGTTAGTTATGAGCAATCCCACATTGCCATGTTCAAACTCTCGTGTGAGGTAGTCGAGCATGTCGATGTTGGGGTCTGCGCCACTGCGCCCCGGGGTTGCATAAAGTGAATAAATACACGGTTTTGCGTTTTTCTGAACCAAATCGAGGTATCGGTCGTCATTGTTGACCGTACAGAGGGGCGGAAGCCCATCTCCAAGGTCTCTATGGAGCTGCTGCACAACAGCCTCACCGAACTGCCATGAGTCAATAACGATGATTGGTTCAGGCGCTCCCTCAAGACGGTACTGCGCCCAACGGTTCTTTATTCTCCGCGCCTGCCGCTCCGCATCAAGCGGGGGAAGGTCGGTCAAATAAACACAGTCTTTCTTAAAACTGGTACTCCTGCGCTGCTCGTAGGTTTTCAACACTACCTCGGCGCACATTGCATTGCCGTTTCTCTGTCGGTACGAGACGTCGTAGCCTATATAGTACCGCACGTTCGGGTCGCCGCAATGCCTGTCCTCCATAATGGTCAGCGTCTTGGCATCCTGTACGTACTGATCTCGAAGAAGGGGATTGTCCACACTGCCGGTGCATTTGGATTCGCACTCACGCATGAACTCTTCTTTCGTCAGCGTGTCTCTCAGTCCGTCGTAATATTCAAACGGCCTTACATGACACAAAACGGGAACTTGCCAAGGGATCGCGCAAGCAAAAGCGCTTTCACCATCGGCCATTTTCTTGCGTGCCTTGATGTAAACGCTGTAGGCGGGGTTTTCTTTCGAGCTTGCCGAAGTGATGTATATTTCGGCAAGGTCTTGGTGAGACGGATCCGGAACGCCGTCAATCAGGTGCTGCAAACGGTTTGTTGCCTTGACCACCTGATTGAAGTCTGACCAATTGAAAGGAACCGAACCGTCCTCCTGACCACACTCTTCGCCTATGACACAGTGGGTATTGCGTCCTCGGTCTATTGCGACTTCGACTGCGCTTCCCTCTGCCGTGCTTATCTTGAAGGTGTCCGACGAATCATTGTTAACGTTCCAGTGCTTCGCCAAATACGGGTAGTTGTACTGATATTCGTGCCACGCCTCCGACGCGATCTTTGCTGTCTGCTTATTAGAAGGGCCGTAATACGCTGTGACTTCACCGGGGTATAAGATGCCTTTATTGCTTGCCGAACTTATCACGGCGCTGGTTTTGGTTGTTCCGCGCGAACCTATGATGTCCACCATGCGGTAACGTACCATTGCTCGCCGCATTATGCGGCCTATCAGACTGTTGTGATATTTGCAGTTCGGATTCTCTGTGATATCTTCCAGATAATCTGGATAATACCGGAAAAACGATATTAGGAGCGCCCACCATTCGTCGGTGAAGTCATCATAGTTGACACCCTGTCGGGTCTGCTTTTTGATGAAACCGCCGCTTCTGCGGCTGTAAACGTAGTCCTTCCTCATTTCGCATCACCGCGGACAAGGTCGAGCTTGCGGTAAATCTCTTTTTCGACCTCGTCGGGCTCTTGCATGAACTCGCCCAGCTCGTCATCAAGCCGGAGCGAGGGCGGCAGGCTGGCCACCTCTGCGCGTCCCTCGTTCCACGCGCTTGTGTTGTAAATTGCGAGGAGAATCTGCTCCGCCGCGTCCTTTGTCATCTGATACTCAGGATGGAGTTTTGCCAGCAGTTCCGGGAATGGCAGTCCAAGCAGCCCCTTGGCTTCGAGCGCCCTCACTATGCCGTCAAGCTTTTCAAGGTCTTGCGGCAGCTCGTCCTTTTTGCGGAGCTGTTCGTTTTCCATCTCGCTTTTTATCAGGTCGCCCAGCAGTTTTGCTTTCTGCGGGTCGCCGTTGTAAAAGTAATAATCCTGTTCAAGTGTCCAACGGGATATCTTCTCTATCGCCATCTGCGTTTGGGGGCCTATTGCGGGGCGACCATCTGCTATGGCCGAGTAAATGCGGTCAAGCTTGTCGTAATCTTCCTGCGTGTAAGGGTGATCCGTGGGGCCTTTGCCCCATTTCTTTTCCTGCGCAACACGCCCCTCAACGTAATCCTCGGCGCAGAGCATTTCATCGTCGACATACAGCGTCTCGGATTTGCCGTCAAAGGCTTTCTTGATATCAGTTACGCCGTCGACGAACTGCACGAATCTCTCACCCTTGTGGTAGCCTTTCTGACACAGGATCACCGTGTATGCTGCCCACGGGTTTGTCTTGTCGTTCTGGAGCTTCTGCGCTGCCTTAAAGAGATCGGGCATATACGGCATGTTGAACTCTGCCGCGCAAAGGAACATCGCAAGCTTGTAGCCGACTGTTGCCGCCCGCTGGTCGTAAACCTTGGGCTGACACTTGATACAGTAAGGTGAGTAACGCTTTCCAAAGCGTTCAGGCAGCGTCCATGCGTTCGTATCGTTCAGCTCCCTGTCGCATAAACAGCACCGCTGTACGACTGTGTTATCTGCCATGGCGCGCCCTCCTCTCCTGCAAATCAAAAACAGGCAGAGCCGCCCACGCTATATCTATCTTGAGCACTCTGCCTGAAATTTTCTATGTTCTCTTGTATGATATGACGGAAGCGGAACTTTGGCAACAGAGTCTAAACTTTTTCTTCTTCACCAATCCTTTTATCCCGCCGTTTTCTGCGTTGAGTTTTGATTTTATCGGAATTTTTGCGCCAATACTCGGCTTGATACTTGCGCATGTACTCTCGGCGCTTAAATGCCGTGTACTCTTCCGGTGTCACAAAATCACCTCCGCCGCTCGATTGTGTCGATGAAGTAGCCCTTGTCTGCCATGAGTTTCCGCTTTATGGCAAAAGTCTTGGTACTGGTACCTTTTCGTCCGCCGCCCTTGGTGTCCACAATACGGGTTGTCCAGTTCCCGTCCTCACGAAGCTCCTCGAAAACGAAGTCCGCAAAGTAGGCTATTCGCGGTATGCGTTCCCCGGTCTCGCCGTCCGTGTATGCCGGTTTCAGCAAATATTCCACCTGCAAGCGGATTTTTCGTACCTGTCCAAGCTTCTCCCGCAGAACCAGTTCGTCGTAATATGCCGCTTCGGTCTTGCTGCCGAACTTGATGCACTCTCCGTTTGACAAAAGTCGCTCGGTAGGCTGGTTGTTGTACTTCCGCTTGGGCGTTTTCTTCTGCCAGTTCGCGGTGATATCCCGGCTAAGTTGACGAAAAGCGTCTGCGTCTTTTTCGAGAGCTGCCCCAGCACTCTTGCTTGCCTCGACAACACCTGACGCAAGCCGCCGCTTAGTTTGTGCCGCTCGCTCTCTCGCAAGCTGACTTTCCACACGCTGCCGCAGTGCGGGAGGCATATCCTCAAGGCTGTCGTATCTCATGCGTTGCCTCCGACTATGAGTTCTTTGGCGTACGGCAGAGTCTCTATCCAGCTGCAGAAAGTAACCCAACAATCCAGCTTGTGTTTTTTTCTTGCGCGGTACATGTTTCGCAGTACCGCATAGTTGAGTTGCACTGTACGGCGCTGGTTGTAAGAGCTCGGCAGGAGCTGAATCATCTGCCACCAGTATCTCTTATCTTTCGTCTTGAGGTAGTTGAATCTGGCGGCGTTCAGGACATTGACGAGAACTACCAATATCTCCCGCGCTTGCATATTCAGTAAGGCAGGCTGCCCCGGCTTTTCCTCAACCAAAGGTGAGTCAATCAGATGCTCATGGCTGAAATCGTCAAGTTCAAATTCCTTGTCAGCTATCGTGTGCATGGTGGAACACGAGTTGGCAACTGTGCCGACCTTGTATGTATCGTACTCTTTCCACCAATACAGCGGCGCGGTGATGTCTGCGGTGACAGTAATCATGCGCATGAACTTCCCGTGGTCTGCACCGGCGTTGGCAAGGCGGGTCATGAGGTCAAGGTCGTTGGGGCCAACTTTATCCCGAAACGGTTTCCCGTCCTGCTCGAAAATAAAAGCGCATCTCTTGCGGTCAGCACAATTCTCGCAATTATTCCATTCGGGATTGCAAAAACTGTCACTCTTCTCCCAAGAGTTGTATGGGTTTCGTAGCCCTCTTATTGCCGCTTCAAACCCATACACGTCCGTATTCTCAATTTTTATCATTTTCAGCCCTCCAAGGTATATCGCACATATCCGGACGCTTGAGTTTCATTTCCAGCGCCCATAGGAGATTCCAAACGGCGGCGGTAAGGTGCGGCTCATCATCCCAACCGTCAAAGAACTTTGCCAAATGCCTTGCTCCGGAGTCACAAAGCGATGAAAGGGGGATGCCGCGATCAACGTTGTGCTCGCCGTATTTCAAAGCCCCCTGTTCACAGTGCTTTGAGACTTCCATGATTGCCGCCCAAGGCAGAAGATCCATTTTACCTTTCCCAGTGTGCATATCGCGCACAGCGCCGGTTCCAAACTCTGTTCTTTCGCCGCTGTCCTTAATTTCCATCGGTTTCACCGCCTTTCTGCGCAGTTTCTATGCCCGCTACCAGCGCCTTTGTCAGCATCAGCATGACTTCTGCTGGCTTGCCTACATCGTTTTCGATGAAACTCCTGTACATGTGTGCGGTCAGAGTGCCGTACTGTGTAAGAAGGTCAGTTGACTCGCCTTGTATCAGTATTTCAAAGTCATCAGTTACTCTGAGCATTGTTTATCCCTCCTGATTGAAAAACTCAACAGCCTTGCCAAGCTGCTGGAAATAATAGCTTTTGTCTTTCTTCACTACCTCATAGTCCCCAAGGCTCACCTCTGCATGATGTTCGATTGTCCAGTACAGGGCACGGCCATTCTCTCGGAAAAGAGGGTATTGTGTCCTTACTCCCTCGAACATCCGCATTGAGCACCGAGGTGGGTATTCTGTTTCGACCATCGCGCTCCTCCGTTTGCGTTAAAGGCCGCTTGTGACCGCTTTGACAGCGTTTGGACTTTGGACATGTAAAAATTCATTGCCGAGTACCCGAAACGTTGCTGTACGGCTTCCTGTGACCTCTGGCGGCTATCTGCGTCTCTTCGTGGTGCTCGCTCTGTGAATTTTCGTCCCGTCGGGCATAATGAAGAAATCAGCGTCGACCGGCGCGAGGTGTTCGGGCTTGCGCGGGGTATACTTTCTCTCGTCGAGGGCTTCGACCTTATCTTTGTCAGCCCAAGCGGACTCTTCAACCAGCTCTTTCATCTCCGCGAGGTGTTCCTGAACGATACTGACGTAGATGGTCATAATCGCCAGCACCGCAAATACGAGAACCGCGGTCGCTATGCAAATATCGTAAACACTCATCGTCCGCTGCTCCCGAAGCCTTTGCTTCCACGCTCGGTGGCCTCAAGCTCATCCACAAGCTCGATTGCTGGGGTGATGATTGGCGTAAGAACCAACTGCGTGATTTTATCGCCGTTCTTGACTTCGTAGCCGTGGCTGCCGTGGTTATAGAGCTTCACCTGTATGCTTCCGGTGAATCCACAGTCCACGACTCCATCGCTGGTGATGTCGTGCTTGATGTTGAGCCCGCTCTTACTCTTGAGCATCCCGGCATAGCCTTCCGGTATCTCCACATGGACGCCGGTGTCTATCACGACGCTGGAATAGGGCGGTATGTATACAAGCTTCGGGGACTTGAGGTCAAGCCCCGCATCGGTGGCATGTGCTCTCACAGGCACATAAGCACCGGGGTCAAGTGTGATCTTCATTCTTCTTCCTCCTCATGCCAGTTATCTGGCCAGCCTTCAATTTTCTCGTCATCATCGTTGACGCAGATATCGTCCTGCATCCATGGCGGGTATCCTGTGCGCTCCATACTGCGCACTATCGGGTCGTCCGGTATCAAAACCATCAGTCGTCGTCCTCCCATTTACCTCGACGGCGCGGGGGAGTGGTCTTTGACCAAACCTCCTCGTCGGCTCGCATTTCCACGAACCGCATCTGATCGCCGACGAACCGCATCTGCACGGCTCCGCATCGGCCTTGACGGTTCTTCGCTACGGCGACGCCCTTTATGCCCTGCTCGACGTCAATGTTCCACAGGAAAATGACCGAGTCCGTGTTTTGCTCAAGTTCCCCGCTGTCGCGAAGTTCTGCCAGAGTAGGTCTGCTCGTATCGGCAGCATTTCGGTTGAGCTGTGAGAGCGCGATTATGGGGATTTTGAGTTCCTTGGCCAAAAGCTTCAGTTCTCGGCTTATTGCCCCAACCTCAAGATTTCGGCTGTCATATTTGCGTTCACTCTTGATTAGCGTCAAGAAGTCGACTATTATCAGCCCTAAATTTTCTGTCATCCGCGCCTCTGCGCGAATTTTGCTGGTGGTAACACTTGGATCATCGTTGATTATGAGCGGCAGGTCGTACAGATACTGACAAGCGTCCGAGATGCGCTTCCAATCCTGTTTGTCGAGGTTGTGGTCGGTGATTTTGTCGAGTTGTACCCCAGAAGTTTTGGATATAATTCGTTCACCCAACTCCTCGTCGCTCATTTCGAGCGAGTATAGCAGCACAGATTTTCCACTTTTTGCCACATTCATGGCGATGTTCTGAGCATAAACTGACTTGCCCACTGCTGGGCGAGCTGCAATTATCACAAAGTTTCCGGCTCTCATGCCTTTAAGCAGCGCGTCAACTCTGGTGAAGCCGGTTTCCACCCTGCCTTTGGGAGGCAGCGACAAACGATCCATGAGATTGTTCAGCATTTGAGACATTGTGTGGCTCCGCCCGAGTTTGCCGCTCATGTAGTCCTGACATATTCCGGCGATTTCCACGGCCAGACCATCCCCTGACAGGGAGGTGAGGGCTTCGTCTATCCTCGACCGAAGCCGCCGTTCCTTTGCTTGAGCGTGTATGTATTCGGCGTGATCTTCCGCAACGGAAACTGACGGGCACATATTCATGCAGTCGACAAGAAAGGCATCGGGGTTAGGCGTATCGTGAAGAATCACGTCTCGCGCCATTACAGGATCAAGAACCTTGCCCTCCCTAAACGCCTTAGTCGCAGCGGTGTATAGCTTTGCGCAGAGGGGATTCATAAAGTCCTCCGCTTGAAGCGTCCCCGCGACACGGTTTAGGTAGTGAGGGTCGATTAGATAAGCACCGGTTACGGATAGTTCCGCGTTCTGGTTATACGAAATCGCATACAGGAGCTCTTTATCATCGTTTGCCATTCTTGCGATTCTCCTCCGTCATTTCAATCAGCAGCCGGTCGTACTTCTCCCTGAATTTCTTTCCGGAAAGGATGTTCTTTCGCCAGAAAGGACTTTGCTGAGAAAAGTGCAGAACGTCAGAGATATCCCACCAATCATAGCCATCTATGCGGTTGCACTTGTCAAAGTCTGCCGCCCAGTGCTGTTTATCTTTCTCGGTTGGTGGTTTCACGTTGGGATAGTTCTTCTCGCGTTGCCGAGCGAGGTATGCTGCGGCTTTATAGGCATCGCTGTCTGCATCGAAAACTTTCTCTTCCTTTTTGGGGCGCACGTCAGTGCCGCTTGCGGGGCTGACATCTGGTGGAGTGGCGTCATCGTCGAAAGAGGACTTTTTCTTTTGCTTGTTTTCTTTTTGAGAGTTATTATTAAATATATTATTATCTTGTTTATTATCTAATTTACTCTCTCGTACATTTTCCGACTCTGCCTCGTAAAATTTACTACCCTGCTTCGTATTTTTTACGGAACAGCCCGATACATTTTCCGACTCTGCCTCGTAAATGTTCTTGGAAAGGCAGCTTTTAAGTTCTCGCTGTCTGCCATTGAATGACGCAACGTACAGGTAGCCGAGTTTGATAAGCAGAGAAATCGACTTTGTTACCTTGGCCTCGCTGCATTGGCAGAAATCAGCTATGTAGGCGTTGCTTGCAAAACATCCGCGCTCTTCGGAAGCAAGGCTGTCAATTTCGGTTAGAATCATCTTGTCGAGGGCGCTCAAACGTCTGTCGAGCCAAACGGCTTTTGGAATCCATACGCCCTTGAAATCTCTTTCCTGTTCCATTCTGTCTCCTATCGGCGAGAAGTGTCTCTCGCGTTCCAGAGTTCTTTAGCTTTGCGGCAAGCGTCATCATTCCACTCTGTATCTTCGGGAGCATTGCAATCTGTTATTGCTCGAGTTTGAGCACCGCAGGCCAGACACTCCACTCTGACAAAGTATGTTCTGATTTTACGGTTATAGTCAGCAGTAATATCGGTCCATATTGAGCCGCAAAACGGACACGGTTTATATTCCATAAAGCCCTCCTCAGTCATCAATACCGACGTGCTGTGCCCAATGGCGGATGAATACGCCGCTTTCGCCAAGACTAGTGATGAAGTCAGCGGAGATCAGCTCTTCCAGATCAAGACTGTCTGCACATACCTTGTTGAGCACTGCTGCCGGATCATGCACAACGCCCTCATCATCTGCGGCAAAGCAGAGATGAAAATAAAGCGCCTGTGCATTTGGTGTGAGGCGGCTGAAAGAATACCGCCCCACGACCTCATTTGAGATTGTTGTCCTGTCTCTCATGTGCTACCTCGCATCAGAAAGGCAGGTCGTCCCCATCGCCATCCAGGTCCTCAAACGTCTGCTTCGGCGTAGGATTGGAGTTGGAAGAATATGCAGATTCGTCTTTTGATGAGGGCTGCTCTTTCGACTTACCCTCGGACTTCTCAGAGCGCTTGTCACCGGCGAAATAGATGTTCTCGACGTTGACATTCGGGGAAGTCCTCTTGTTGCCGTCGCGGTCAGTGTAGCTCTGTATCTGCAAGCTGCCGCAAAGGGTAGCCATGCTGCCTTTGGAGAAATACTTGGCAACGAAATCAGCCGTGCCGTTCCAAGCGGTACAGTTGATGAAGTCGGTTTCTTTCTGCTGCCCCTGCGGCGCAAAATCACGATCTACGGCCAGCGTGAATGACACAACAGATTTGCCGCTCTGCGTTGTGCGAATTTCGGGGTCTCTGACGAAACGCCCCTGAAGCAATACTTTGTTAAGCATAGATTTTTTCCTACCATTCCTTGTGGCGTAATGCCCATTCCCGGCGCTCGGCGCGGAGTTTGGGACATGAATAATAATGCGGGAGACTCGCATATTTTGCTTTCTTTCCGAACGGAACTTTGAGAGAAACGTGCTCCCAAATCTCGCCCTTTAGGACGACCTTGTACCGCCCCTTTTGGTTCTCCGGAACCCAAAATAAAACCGGTTCCTCGTCGCAAGGGGAGTATGTGCCGTCCCATAAGCGCACCCACCTTATGGATGCCCCACAAAGGGGGCAGAGAAACCAACTGGCGCGGCGCTTATGAACGACCCAACAACGATCTCTTTCATTCAGGACGGAACTCTGCGGCTGCATCGTCCTCGCGCTCCTCTCGAAATTCGGGCATGAGTGAGTAATAAGGTCTGATCCCCCAGAGCTTTTTAGTCGCGCGGCAGTAATCACAGTACCCGCAGCGCTTGGGCTTTGTGCGCCCCTCTTTTATCATCTGGATCATGGGCAAGCGCTTGGCGATTTTCTCAAGCTCATAGTCATATCGCTGTCGGTGATTAAGACTGAGCACGTCTTTATCAGGCGGGTCTTGCTTCGATATAGCGATGATGATGAACTGCGGGTCTTCTTTGCTCCCTGCGTACTGCTTTTCAATCTCGCTGTACACGGCGGCGCGCATCATGTAGCCATAGGCATCTATGAACGTCACTTTTTCGTGAAGTTCATCGCTCCATTTCAGCTCTCCGATGTTTGCCACGGTCTTGTAGTCGATAATCATACGCCCGTCAGGAACGTACTTGTCGAGTCTGATACGCCACGGAACTCCGAAGAGCTTGCCGTGCATTATCATTTCATTCTTACCCGGCAGGCCTACAAGAGACCGTATCAACTCGTCATTTTCAGCGGTCTGTATCATCTTGTCAGCCTGCTCATAGGGAGCATATTTGCCGGTAACGACCGTCTGGTCGGGCATGCCGCCCTTGCCTTTGATGGTCTTGGTCTTGAATATCTTGTCGAAATGCTCGTTGCAGAACTGCTCGTGTGCTTCTGGGGATTCAAAGTGCGTGTGGAAGTAATTCCCGACGAGAAAGGCTTCTTTCTCGTCAGGCTGCCAGCGTCCCTGCAGGATAGCCAGTTCCCGCGCCTCGCACTCATTCCATGCCTGATATTGGGAGCACGACATGTACTCCCAATCGACCTCAGGCGTGTAATAATTATCACGCGTCAGTTCCACTGTTCTTCTCCCTGCTCTTCGCAAGCTTCTTGTTGAGGGCTTCCAGCGCGTTTTCCTCGTCCGTAGAGGGAAGAGCCGCATCGGAAGCAGAAGCGATTCCAAAGGCGTCTGTGGCCTTTACAAAGCCGTCCTTGATGGCGGAATACAGATGGCGGAGCTTCACAATGTCGTTGTTGCTGAGTTTGTCGATGTCCTTGTTGAGCTTGGTGCTGATCTGCTCCGGTGTGATACCGAAGCCAGCAAAAGCGTTGACGGTCTTTTCAATGATCTCCTCCAAACTCTCTCCGCTCTTGGAAAGTGAGTCGGAAAGCGTCTTGTCGCACTCTTCAAGCGCCGCATCAACGTACCATCCGGGCATGACGGCCAACAGGCAGGCTCTCTTGCGCCTTGCGCCCTTGTTGGCGACCATTTCATAGATATCGCGTTCGTCGGTCAGACGGTAGCTCCCTTTCTTGGTAGATCGCTCATGCTTCACGGAGAAGGTCTTCTCATCGGAGGCGTTTGTCTCCAAATCCCAGGCAAAGCACTTTATCGTGGTCGTATCGCCCTGCACATCGACCTCGGTAATGCCGGACATGATGTTGCCCCAGTGACGGGCGAGGACTTCCACGAGACGGATGGAGGGGCCTTTTACCACGCTGTCACCGCGGGGAAACTCATACTGTGCTGCCTCTGCGAGGTCTTTTCTCTGGCACTCGCGGAGAACATTCTGCATGGACATTTCAGGATCGCGGGGGAACTGACGGGCGAGGTACATCTTGCCCTTGATTTCGGAAAGCTCCTTGCTTTCCTGATAGACGCTCATCTGAGTAGCAGGGGAGCGAGACATGAGAGATTCGTTCATAGCGTGATTTTCCTCCTAAATTACTTTTTGACCTGATAGTCGCCGAGAAGCTTCTGAAATTCTTCTTTCTGCGTAGCGGTCAGCTTGTTGTCCGCGTCCAGGACTTTCAGAGCATCATAAAGCTTCTGCTTCAGCTCGGTGATACGATCATTCGCGAGACCGAGCTTATGCGACGCAATGGCGTTTTTCTCGACGAGGTCACGGTACTCTGCAAGAGTGACCTCAACCCTCATCATGGACTGTCCGGCGACCTGCTGATCGGCATCGGCGTGCATACCGGTGTCGTGTTCGATGATTCCACTGTAATATCCCATTTTTATCCTCCTATTTTTTCTTATTGCTTGTCCGCTTGTTTTTGCGGATCAAAGGTTTACGATTGCGCTTGGGTCTTTGCGGGGCGGTTGTGACGGTATATGTAGGATCGTAAGGAACCTGCTTGTCGCAGTGCGTGATCTTGAAGCTTTGGCTGTTCGTACCCTTATAGCAGGTGGAACACACGCGCCCGATAGGGCACTTCTTGGTGCAGAGATTTTCGCAGTAGAAGCATTTGCATTGATGACACGCACCCATTACTGAGCCTCCTTTCTTGCTTTTGCGCGCTTGCTGCGGGATGCAATGCAGTTCCAGCACTCTGGGCAGGTGCAGTTAAGGCAGCGGTCTATGACCTCTTGAGGCTCCGTCAGGCGCGTCGTTACAGTGGCGATTGCGTCGATGGACTTCCACGGCATTACGGCGCTCGCGGCAATTTTTACGTAGCTGCCTTGGGGGATAGTGGCGACGATCATCATAAGTCCCTTACCTCCACCAGCCTGTGAGCAACGTCAGAGGCCATCCACATGCTTCGGCCATTTATGGAATAGCTTGTCACGCCATTAAGGAAACGTCTGGCAGTTCTACAATCCTTGACACCGAGAAAGCTTTGAACCGTAGCCAGATTCATCATTCCACCGTAGTTCTTGCGTATCTCTTCGGCGATTACATCTTCAGCGGGATCTCGCATCAACTTTGACCTTGGCATTGCGCAGCCTCCTTTCCTCACGCTTTCTCATGTCCTTGCAAATCTGCCTCGGCGTGCGGCATCCGCCGTATCGCCTTACACTTTCAGACATCTCGAATTGATATTTAGACAGCAGCCGCTCTTTCTGGCGTGCGGCGCGGTCATGCTCATTAAGGAACTCTTGGTACTCCTTCATGCGCTTGCATGTACCCTGACAGCCGAGTGAACGTTCCGAACATTCATTGCCGTGCGCGTCCTTGCACGGCGGCATACGGAAAGCCATATTCAATGCCCCGCTTCCTGCCATGCACGCTCGCTGTCGTGATGGCGTCTCTCTTCCTCGACGGCTATTCGATTGAGGAGGGCAATCACGCCCCATGTAACCAAGACAACGAGAATGAAAACCGATGCGATGCTGTCCATTTAACATTCACTCCTCAGAGTAGATTTTGACCTATGTCCTCTTGTTCTTCTTGCAGCGGCGGGAACTCAATTCCGATAATGATATGTGAGGGCTCAATGCCATACTTTATAAGGACTTCGACTATATCCTCGGAGGGCACGTCCGAAAGGTTGGAAAGCTCTTGCAAAGTGAATACGTCAATGCCTTTTTCAGGGAACGCTCGAGCCATCTGCATTCTCGCGTAGAGAAGCTTGTTTTTGTTTGTGGAGTTTGGGAAAGCCTTCGTTTGCTTTAATGCGAGGTATCTCGGTATAAATTCATGCACACCATACCGCTCTGAAAGTCGACGTATTTCGGCGTTATACTCTACGTCGGTCATGTTCAAGCCCTGCCTCGCTCGTTCAACGGGACGATGCCGCGCTTCTTGAGAAAGTCATACAGAAAACGACGTCCCTCCGCAGTCCACAGCGAGGCCACTTTCTGTTCAACTCTGCCGTCGCTGTGCGTTATCGGCGTTGTCCGGGATGTCATGTACCCCTTGTCCTGATACGGCGCATAGAGAAGCCACTGATCGCCGCGCTTATACTGAATCCCGAGACCCTTGAGCATCCTATTGAAGCTGTCGGCGCTCATTCCGTAATCCTTTGCTATGGAACTGGTGATGATGCCGTTTTCGGCAAGCAAACAGTTCTGCGCGTACTCGGCATCGGGCGCGATTTTGCGGATGGTCTCGTCTCTCTGCTCCAACTGCTTCTGCACAATGAGCAGCGCGCGGGAGACAAGCTCAAAGTCGCTCATATTCTCGGTGTTGCCGAGATATCCGCCTGTGTGGTTCACCGAGACAAGTACCTCGTCGAATATCCAGCGCTCGAACTCGTCCGCACCGGGAAGCTTGGAACGCGCCGCCAGCCGGTAAATATCACCCTCTGGAATAAACGTCATTTCCGTGATTTGCTCCGTTGTCACCCCGTGCTGATTAGTGGTAAGGGAGACCCCTGAACGTTTCGTTCCCCCCTTGCAGTGATCGCGTATGGCTTTCTGCGGATTTGTGTAGCCTAAAGCTTTTGCCACGTCAGTCCCGCAGAAGAGCGTCCTGCCGTTCTCTGTGATGGTGCGGACGGTGCCGAACTTTTCGTTCTTGAATACCTGCAATTCGTTCATGCGTTTCTCTCCTTTTCAGCAATAAGCTGATACATTGCTGATTCAATTTTCTTCCTCGCCTTGTCGGCTTTATATGAACCATTCAGCAAAGCGCATATGTATTTCGGGTTATAGCCGGTCTTTGACGCGATGTCGTTGAAAGTTATTTCGTAAACGTGCATGTCGCCTACAACCTGCCCTGTCCATGCTTCTTTCAAAATGCCACCTCTCTTTCCAATATTCCTACTTGACCAGAGTTAGAAGATGTGGTAATTTATAGTTGACCATAAATATAAATACTCGCATATTCTCTAACTTGAAGTAGATTACGGGCATATTATATCGTCTTGCAGTTAGAAAGTCAATAACTGTCATCGTCTTTGAGTTAGAATTGTTGCTATGCACAAAAACAAGGGGCGATAATTGTGTTTTTTGACAGATATGTAGCTTTATGCCGCGCCAAAGGTGTAAGTCCGTCCCGCGCTGCCGCAGACGTGGGACTAAGCAACAGCGTTACAACGAAATGGAAACGTTGGGACAAGCCATCACAGTTGCCTGATAGCACTACTGCGGGGAAACTTGCTACTTACTTCGGTGTGAGCGTAGACGAAATCTTAGGAATTGTTATGCCTGCGGAAGAGGAGCAAGAGGAATTATTCGGCATTTTTTCTCGCGCATGTGATGATTCTCAAATTTCTTATGAAGTTGCTCAGGAAGAGGCCAAGGTTTCAAATAAAGACAACATTATTGAGAGCCTAAGGGCGGGCAGTATGCCGAGAGTATCAATGGATGATATTTATGCCATCGCCGATGTTCTCGACTGCCGCGTGGAAGTAGAGGAGTTTCTGGACAAAATAAAAAAGCCCACCGCTATTGAAAGCGATGAGCTTTTGCGCCAGACTGATGAGGTTAAAGAGCTATTGAAAAAGATTGCTCCGGAACAGAGGGAGTCTGTTCTTCAGATGCTGCGCACTTTCGCAGCAGGGAAATAAATTCTTCCCGGCGCTCCGGTTCAACCTTGTGAAACAACATGAGGACTTCTTCCTCAAACTTGGTTCGTCCATAATCCGACAACACCTTACCTCCCGTCATTTTATTTATTGCGTATGTATTTTAATGCTTAATCAAATAATCAGCAATAGCAAAACATAATAATTCAAAAACTTTAAGCGTTTTCTTTTTAAGAACGCTCCAGCATTGGTTGCCGCCTCCGCCGGAGCTTGCAGCAGATAGAACATTGCACCGGTATCTGCTACGCTTTCGATGGTAGCAGATGTAATCTTCAAAGTCCATCTCCTAAAAAGAGAATACCTGTTCAATTCGGAGAAGTCAGTCGAAAAGAGTCGAAGCAGGAGTTCTTTCTTTTGGAGAAAATTTGTCTGGAGGGGAGAATTGTGACATCGTACCAGCGATTGCAGCAGTTTTTTGATGATTTCACCGCAAAGATCAAAAAATGCTCGCGCGGAACAGGGATTGACAAATCAGGCGTTGTCTGATCAGTCAGGCGTATCCTATTCGACTGTCTGCAAAATAAGCGCAGACACGCAGGATAACCCGAAGGTATCGGACGCGATAGCGTTGATCGACACGCTTGGGTTGTCCGCGGACGAAGTGTTTGGTTTGCAGCCAGCTTACGAGCGAGAGGTGCTCCTGCAGCGAATCCGCGAACTGACCGCGGAGAACGAGAGACTTGCCAACGGCACCGAGCAACTATCCAATCAGCGCGACCGAGTTCACAAGCTGGAGCTGGAAAATGTTCGGCTTCAAGGCGAGGTAAACCGCCTGAACGCTATTAACGACGGTCTAATGAGAGAGAAGGGGCGTCTGACCAATGAACTTGCGTCCAGAAAACCGATTATCTATATTTTGCTTTTTCTGGCCGGAATACTCGAAGTCTCGCTGGGGTACTACCTCGTTATGGACTTCCATCTGGGCAACAAGGGGCTTATCCTCTTTGGTCAGCTCAGTATATATGCGGCTGTGCTCTTTCTTGTTTTTATCATCGGGCTTGGTGCAATTGCATGGATAGCCTTGCGCCAGCTAAGAGCATGGCGTAAAGGTTAATGATTAAAAGGGGAGAGAGGAAATGACGAAATCTCCTGCACGGAAGTCGGCAAGTTTTACATATATGGGGCAGCGCTACTACGTCAAGGGTAGAGATGAGGCGGACTGCAAGGAAAAAATAGCCCTGAAACTTGCAGAACTGGAGAACAAGGAAAAGGCACTCGTTAATCCCACAGTTGCGGACTGGGCACAGACTTGGCTTGACACATACGTTAAGCCGAAAGTGCGTAAACCGGGCACCCCCAAACGCCGCAATACTATGACCGAGAAATCGTACAGTATGTATGAGCGGATGATAAGTAACATTATCATACCCGCAATAGGCAGAAAAAAGCTTGAGGCGGTAACAGACACGCACCTGCGAAATATACTGAACCGGGAAGCCACAAAATCCTTTTCTCATGTTTCAAAGCTGCGCATAGTCATTAAAGCAATGTTCTCACAGGCCGTAGCCTCGCGCGTGATTATCTTTGACCCGTCTTTGAAACTGGAATTGCCCGCCGCTGAAAAAGGGCGTAGGAGAGCGCTGACAGCCGCAGAGAGAGAAGCGTTTGACGTTGTGGTAGAACGCAACAAGCACGGACTGTGGGCGAAGTTTCTTATAGGAACCGGTGTGCGCCCTAACGAATGTTCCGCTCTGACAGTTGCTGACCTCGATTTAACGAAAAGGTTTCTTACTGTTCGCGACAGTGTTGAGTCGGGAACAAAAGCCCTCGGTGGAGGCCCAAAATCTCATGCAGGACTTCGGCAAATACCCATCCCGCTCGATTTGGCCGATGAGCTGAAAAAGGCCATTGCAGAGAAATCTTCCACAGATTTTCTGTTTACCCAGCGAGACGGAAAAACGATGGTCACAGAAAGCTGTATACGCAGGTGGTGGGAAAATCTTAAACGTGATATGGACATTGCTCTCGGAGCGGAGTATACTGCAAAGGGACATATATATGATCCGTCCGATCTGCTGCCTGACGGCACACCAATGTACCCGGATCCGGACAACCCAACGCAGCCGAGAAATGGACATCGCATAGCCGATGACCTTGTGCTTTACGATCTAAGACATACCTACTGCACCGATTTGAAGAAAGCCGGGGTCAAACTTAGGGATGCCCAACGGTACATGGGACATTCAGATATGGCGCTTACAGCCAACATTTATACCGACGTCGACGAGGAAGATCTTCTCTCAGATTCTGAACTTATTGACGCATTTCGCAAAAACAAAAAAAGTCCGGATGTGGACAAAAACGTGGACAAAATAATTTCCAGTTCGGGAAACCATTGGCGCGAGGCGGTTATAGATTCATAGAACACTGCTTCGTAATCAGCAGGTCGTGTGTTCGAGTCACATTACCAGCTCCAAAGAAAAAGCCTCAAAACCTTGAAAAAACTAAGGTTTTGGGGCTTTTTTCTTAACTTTTGAAAAATGCAATTTCCAGCTCCACTAAGCAAAAAACTGCATTTTACTGCATCAAGTGTGGACATGTCCACACTTTTGAATCGGTAACTTTTTCGAGAAGTTCAAAAATAACAAAAGCACCGCCGGTCAAAGCGGTGCTTTCGTTTGAGAAGGAGGTAACATTATATGGAGTAGAACATCACCCACGTATATGACACTCTTATAATACACAAGGATTATATTTGTGGCAAGACTTCGGGCGAAGCTTTTGTTTAGACTTTGACGCAAAACTCCGCGTTTTCAAATGGTTTGATTTGCATCATTCTGCTTTTCCTCCGACTCGATTGCGTTTAGAACTGACATGGCCATGGTATGTGTGCCGCAAATCATGTCAAATGCGGCTTCTTTTTCCTTTTGGCTGCAATCGAAGGACATCCGACAGAGTATGTACGCTATTCTTTCGTGCTCAAGGGCATAGACGATTTCTTTTGTGATTTTCATTTCAAAGCCTCCAATTTTGCATTTGTTATTCGCTGCTCAAATGTCAGTGCTGGGATATAGGTTTTCTTGAACGGCCTTGCGGGTGTAGCCAAAGCCATTGCAAAGCGGCTTTGCCATTCGGGTATTGAGTTGAGCGCATGGAAATCGCTGATGTCTATCAAGTCTGAAAACTGCTTGCACATTTTGTGATATAGCTCGGTATCTCTCGGAAATTCTCGCTCCACAGAATCGAGGTAATAATAGCATGCAGCAAGCGCGGCGGGTAGTATCATGAGCTTGTCCAGTGACCTGAATCTGGCTGCGCTTTCAATGTAGAATATGCAAGCCTCAATGTATGTCTCAGCTTGGAGCCGCAGAGAACCCTCTGCGTGCGACAGCGAGCCGGGGGTATACCTTTGGATATGTATCGGCCATTGCGTCTCAGGGACGCGCTGGGCAAACTCTGCGCAAATCATGTTGAATGCCAAATCCTCACACATAGGAAGATTAGGAAAAACAATGTCGTACTTTCGCAGAAATTCCCTTGAATATACGCGCCCATGAATCCATGTCATCTGTGCGCCGCCTACGACCTCAAAATTGCCGTTCTCGGCTTCGCGCATGGTCTTGCCTATCATCATGTCAAAGCCGTGCTCAATGGCGTTCAGAATCGTTCCTACGGCGTTTGGCAGTAGCAAATCGTCGGCATCAAGGAACATAATGTAGGGTGAATCCGAAGTTATCAATCCTGTGGTTCTCGTCGCTCCAACGCCCCTATGCGGCATGAGATAGATATAATACGGACGATCTCCGTAATGACGGCTGATAGCCTCTTTCGCTACGGCATCTGCTCCGTCAAATACGAACGTGACGAAAAATTCGTCTTTGGTCTGCAACAGCAGACTTTGAAGCGTGGGGGTTATGGCTTCCCCGCGATTGTAAATGGGAATGATAATTTCAAGTTCAGTCGTTTGCATCTGATGACCTCCTGTTCCATGCTTCGATTGCTTCCGGAATCGGATTAAGTTTCCAGTTGCTTTTGAACTTAAAAATTGTCCCGCACTCTCCACATTTAATGTCAAGCGTTATAGTGCGTTTCCCGTAATTGCACGAACCCCCACGTTCTTCGACTTCACCGCCGCAGAACGGGCACGGTTTCAGTTCAGCCATCTTCGTCACCTCCGAACCTCTCGTCATACTCGGCAGGCGTAATAAACTCGATATCCTCGCCTGTATAGCCGAGACTGTCGAGGCACATCAGCTCCACCAGCGTATCTTTGTTTACACACTTTACCAGATCTTCATATTGGATAGTGTTGTTCGCCTCAAAGCTCATCTGAGCGCCAAACTCGCCACGTACAGTAAAGCACACACGGTTTTTAACCATCCTTCTTGCCCTCCATTTCCTGCAAAGCCTTCTCGGCTTCTTCGTCGGCTCTCCAGTGGTACCCAGCGGCTGTCTTCCTGCGCCCTTTGATGCACTCACAGATATGCCCACTATTTGTTCCAACGCTTCTTGCCGCTTGTGCCATACTCTGATAAACGGTTCCGGTTTCACAGCATACCACCGGATGCGAATTTACCTCCGTCATTCTTCGGATATGGTTTTCCCAGCGATATTTCAAAACATCATATTTGTGCCTGATATTTTCGCGAGCCGTGCACCACTCAAGGTTTTCCGCTCTATTGTCCTCGTGGACTCCATTCTTATGGTTTACTTGAGTTTCATTCTCTCCTCTCGGCAAAAACGCGGAAGCTACGATTCTGTGCACTGAAACTCTTTTGTGAGACGGACATAACGTAACATGTGCATATCCCCTCTCGTCCAGCACAGGACGCAGGATAATGTTTGTTGTATCATTTCTGATGTCTCCATTGTTGCTTACAGAATAGCGTTCATGCCCTTCAATCTTTTCCCATTTCAACCGAGCACCCTCCTGCCAATAAATATGCCGCCTCGTCCACTCGCTCAAGTGGAATTCTTTCCTCATAATAGCGGAGCCGCTCCCACACCTGCTTTTGTGTGCAGTTGTTATCATACGGGCACGGTATTGCTCGACACTGTGCAATATCGCAGAAGTTGCCGTCAAAAGTTAATCGTTCCATCAGTTATCTCCTTTGCACATCTCAAGGTTTGTCGAAAAGCCGACGACCTTATTATCCTCTATCAGGGTGAACTCACAAACGAACTTGTCCCATGAGCACAGGCGTTTACGGTAAAACCACCGCTCAACGGAATCATCAACACTCGTGGGGTGGATAACGAAATATTTGATACGCCGGGGCAGGTTGCGGATATCAATTGCAATGTCAAAGAAACGCTGACGGATATGTTCTTCTCGTAGTAGTACGTCGATATTTTGGTTTTCTCTCACGAAAGCATCTATGCAGTCTGCCACGAACTCTTTATCCTTGGAGTTGAAAACGCTGAGACCCGCAAGTTCCCACATTATTCTATCAACCTGATTCTCGGTGTTGTTGATCCTGCTGTTGAGAAGCGCCCAACGCTCGTCACGTTCTTTGTCGGAGCAGCCGGAATGTGTCCACACGATATAGGAAACAGTACCATTGCGTTCGTTGGTGCCAATATATTTCTGCATGAGAACATCCCAAACAACGGGCGGCATCAGCCATGAGTTGGGATATTTGCGGTGTTCTGCGCCGCTCCAATTCTTGTCTATTACCCAAAGACTTGTATAACTCATTTCTTCACTCCTTAATCAAACGAAGAGGCGGCAAAGCACATTGAGCTTGCATCGAGATGGATGGATTGCACATGGGCAGGGAGGTTCCGAATTTCGTCAGCACTACACAAAAGACGCAGGTGGAGCGTGGGATCCACATCACAATAAAAACTCAGATTGTCATGGGCAAAAGAATCCAAGCAACGCACAATAATGTCCCTGTCGGCGGCACTAAAGGAGTTGATGTGAGAAAGCACCCATATACACTGATCTGCCTGATTCTCAGAGTTATTTATTCTGGAGTTAAGCAGAGCCCACCTTTCCGGGCTATAATTTACCCAGTCGTGGTACGAGAGTTGCCGTTCCTGTTCTTGAGGACGTATATACTTTTTGAAAAGAATGTCCTTAAAGATTGATGGTTTCATCCAAGAGTAGGGAGGAGCACCATCTCTCTCGGGACTGTAGTCAATTAACATCATTACTTTTTTCCTCCATTTCTGCGCGTAGGCTCTCTTTTATGTAGTAGTCAATGCCGAGGCTCTTGCACAAGGCTTCGGCATCTCTGCCGAAAACTGCCCAGTCTATATTGTGTGGGTAGTAGTTGAGTTTCCCTATTTTGACTTTATCGATTATGGTGTGGTACTCTTCAATGAACTTCAAAACGGCATCGGCATCTAAGACCGGTTCACACGATACCCACGTATTGCAGCCGGTCGCTATTCTTGCGTAGGCAAGGTCTGCTATCATGTCTGAAAGAGTATAGAAGCCGTGCGGTGCGCCATCGTAAGTAATGCCGTACCAATCTCCTTCATCAAGCAGGTCGAAGTCCCTTGAGCCGTCACCCTTAGTGAGTATCTGCACGTGATTACCGCTTTCTTTCAGAATCTTGATAATCTCACGTGTCGGTGTCGAATCGTAGCCCGTGGGGTATGGGTCACAGGTGAAGCATAGATGAATGAGTTGTCCGGTAATGTGCTCACGTTCAACCTGCTTTCGGACTTCCTCGACTATGTTTTCTCGCAGCTTGACAATCGCGTGAAAAGTCTCTCTGTCGCGGCGGAGTACATTCGGGGCAAAGCAGTAAAAGCAACGATGTGGGCATCCTGTGTAAATATTGATTGCATAGTCGCCGTATTCTTTGGCTTTTCCTTTTGGGACATAAATTGGTTTACTCATTTCTCTCCTCCATTCATAATGTTTCCTCGGCTTTTCGCCGAATGCTTTTCTTTTCATGGATAATCAATGTGCGAGACAAACCCAGTGCGGCGGCGATTTCCTCATCAATCAGCCCAGATATACGCGCCTTGACGATGAACTGCTGGCGTTCGGTCAATGATGCCCAAAACGTTTCTGCGTCGCACCAGTCGATGTCATCAAGACTCGGACTAATGGCAAGGATATCCAGCTCTTCTCTGCCCTCGGTGGTCAAATCGCACACCAATGCAGTGAAAGGTATTGTTGCGATTTTGCCTCGGCGTCGCCTTTTTCGTAGTTCCTGCAGCACTTCGGTCTTGATGAATTTATACGCGGCAGTTGAGAAGCACGACTTATCCGCATCGTAGTTCAAACAGGCTTTCCAGAGACCGATCCCTGCGATCTGCTGAATGTCCTCATCAGACGCGAGCGCCGGGAAATATTTATGCAAAGCGCCATAAATGAGTTTTTCATTCTCAAGGTAACGCCGCTCGGCATCGTCCCGGCTGTTCATGGTGAGCCTCCACGGGAAGAGTTTGTTCCCGATAGGCGGTCTATAATCTCTTGATTTTTCCGCGCGGCCTTCTGCGCGGCGCGGAGATTTTCGTTGATGATACGTTGGATGTCGTCTTTAATTCGATTTGCCGCTTCAATAGTTGCATCGTTGGCGAGCACTTTCTTGTTCACATCCGCGGTTCGCTTCTTCTGCAAGGCTTTTATAACGATGGAGTTCATCTCCTCTTGTTCTCGCCGAGTTCGGCCATATATGAGAATGGAGCTTTCCCTACCATAGGAGTCTTGCCGAATCCATTCTATACCGTAACATTCCTTTTTCTCTAAGCCAGAATAGTCTATGAACGTTGTAGTTATTGGATAAATTTTGTATTGAAGAGTGGTCAACATTATCTCAAGTATTTTCGGGGAACACTGAATGTACTTGTGATTTGCCTTTTTCTCCACATAATCGATCCAGTCACATATTTTGAAAAGAAAGCGTATTGCCTGCACGCAGCACGCAATCGCTAATATCATGATTCCGATTCCTTTCATAATCGCAACAATACTGTCAAAGTCCACTGAGCCTCACCTCCGTTTCTTCCATGTCCATCCGCGCGAGATACCGCATCGCCAGTTTGAACGTGGCTGGATTGTATGGCGCATCAAACTCCATGATTTCCCAGTCCCCTCCGCTGTGCCGAGTGGTCTCCTCGTTCGTTATCGCCAGATATGTGAGTATGCCGACTGCCGCGGCTTTAAGCTCGGCCTCCTGCATAGGCATCGCCCCTTTCTTTTTCGGTGCAAAGATGATACATGGCATGTCAAGCGCGTTTTTGAGCTTGGGAAGTTTCAAAACATCAAAATTTGTATAAGTATACGAAAAAACAGCCTTTTCATTTTGAAAGGGCTGCTTTTCTGCGCTTATTAAGCTTGGAATTTTGTGACACTTGTACAAACCAACATTGCCTTTCTGCGTTATCAGGTTCATTTGCGCTTGACATGGGTGTTACCATCCCAGCACCAAAGAGCCAGACGCACTCGCACTGGTGTGAAGGAGGAACTGATATCGAAATGAATAGAGCACAAATGTCCATGCTTGATGAAATTATAGTGGACAACTTTGCAGGGGGAGGCGGAGCTTCCACCGGGATAGAGCTTGCGACAGGCCGTCCGGTTACAATAGCCATTAACCATGATCCTGCTGCAATCCTGATGCACAAGACTAATCATCCGTATACCGAGCATCTGCAAGCTTCCGTTTGGGATGTAGACCCAGAAAAGGTATGTGCCGGACGCCCTGTGGGGCTGGCGTGGTTTTCCCCGGATTGCAAGCACTTTAGCAAGGCAAAGGGCGCGGCGCTCGTTGACCGCAACATCCGCGGACTTGCGTGGATAGTCCTCCGCTGGGCTGGAACCGTTAAGCCGCGCGTTATCATACTCGAAAACGTTGAAGAGTTTCAAACATGGGGGCCGGTAAGGAAAGGCAAGCCGGTGAAGAAAAAAACTGGTCGCACTTTTCAGAAGTGGCTCGGCCAACTGAAAGACCTTGGATATACTGTTGAGTTTCGGATTTTGATTGCCGCGGACTATGGCGCGCCCACGAGTAGAAAAAGGTTCGTGTTGATAGCCCGGTGCGATGGGCGGCCTATTGTGTGGCCTGAACGTACACATGCACCCGCAGACAGTGCAGAAGTGAAGAGCGGCAAGTACAAACCGTGGAGATCGGCGGCGGAGATAATAGACTGGACACTTCCTTGCCCGTCTGTATTCGCGACAAAGGTAGAGATACAAGAACAATATAGTGTAAAAGCTGTTAGGCCTTTGGCGGATAACACCATGCGCAGAGTGATACGTGGAGTCGATAAGTTCACGATCAAAAGCGGTAAGCCATTTATTGTGCCAACAGGCTATGGCGAGCGCAAAGGGCAGGCACCCAGGGTGCATGACATTGAGGCTCCGGTTCCAACTGTAGTAGGAACGGGGAAGGAAAACCTGTGTAGGCCGTTACTGACACCCATAACAGTATCCAATACAACAAACAACGTTGGCGGCTCTGCCGCAGAGTCAGTACATACAGTAACAACCGCAGGGAATCAGATGCTTGTTTCCCCGTCTCTTATCCAATATCACACCGAACAAAGCGAAAATGTGCGCGCGAACGGCGTAGAGACTCCGCTTCCAACAGTCGACGCATCCAACAGATACGGTCTTACAACAGCGCACCTTGTCGAGTATTTCAGCACTGGTCGTCCTCTTGATGTAAGAATCCCGATGCACACGGTGACGTCACGGGACCGCGAAGCTCTCACAGCGGTACACATCGCAGAGTTTAAGGGGCAAGATAAAGGCCAAAGTGTAGACCGACCTCTCCGCACTATTACAGCTTCTATCGGAGAATTTGCGGAAGTGCAGACAAGGGTAGTGCAATATACACCCGATGCGGATCTGAAATACTGGCCGGAAATTCGCGTGCTTCTCAATAAACATTGTGGGTACAGTCTTCCCGAAGATGAAGTCCTTTTGCTTAATATCCGAGACACATGGTACTTCATTTCCGACATTGGGCTTCGTATGCTGACCCCGCGTGAGTTGTACGCCGCAATGGGTTTCCCTCCGGACTACATAATCGACAAGGACTATAAAGGAAACGACTATCCGAAATCACAACAGGTCGCGCGCTGCGGCAACGCCGTGTGTCCGCCGATGGCAACAGCCGTTGTAATGGCCAATCTGCCAGAGTGGAACCGCAAGGCGTTTACAACAATGTCCGAGTTGGCGTCTGCCGTAGCAGTGTAAGGAGGGGAACTGATGAAAGCGGTCTTAATCAGCATCCGCCCGAAGTGGTGTGAAAAAATCGTTAGCGGTGAAAAAACCATTGAGGTGCGGAAAACGTGCCCAAAGCTGGAAACGCCGTTTAAGTGCTACATCTACTGCACACTACCCAGGTACCCGCATGAGGACTTCATTGAAGCGGATTATCCGAAGCCACAGTTTTACGGCGGCGGAAAGGTCATCGGGGAGTTTGTATGCGACTGGATTTACCAATACTCATCGGCAGACCATTTATATGGTGTGGACATTTCTCACGAAGACATGGCGCGTCAGTCTTGCTTAACAAGGAAGCAGATTGAAGCTTATGAACTGAAAAATGTTCCGGAAGAAGGTTATGGCTATTTCGGCGTATTCGGCTGGCACATCTCTGGACTAAAGGTCTACGACAAACCGCGTGAGCTGAGCCGGTTCGTCAAGCCGTATGATGCCAAGGAATGTCCGAAGCCGACAGTGATAGAGTGTGGAGACTGCACGAAGTGTTATCTAAAGCGCGCCCCGCAGAGCTGGTGCTATGTGGAGGAAGTTGAGTAATGGATAAAGAACAAACTGCAATGGAGCGGCTGCGGCTGGCGTCAGATATGTCGCTGCGCCTGTATGGTAAGCCGTTACTCTTGACCGACAGCGGAGGCAAGGATAGCGCTGTGATCTGCAAGCTTGCGGAAAATGCCGGAATCTCATTTGAGATCGCCCACTCTCACACGACCGCGGACGCGCCCGAGACTGTCTATCATGTCCGCCAGCGCGCCAAGGAATACGAACTCAAAGGCGTTAGCTATACGATCCACTATCCCACATACAAGGGCAAGCCTACAAGTATGTGGAAGCTCATACCCGTTAAGCTCATGCCGCCGACACGACTCGGTCGATACTGCTGCGCTGTACTTAAAGAGGCCACTGGACGTGACAGATTCATAGTGACGGGCGTCCGCTGGGCGGAGAGCACCGCGAGAAAGAACAACCGCAGCAGTCTCGAAATCATCCACACAGACCGAAAGAAGTCAATACTGCTGAACAATGACAACGATGAAGATCGGCGGCTCTTCGAGACCTGCACACTCAAAGGAAAGCGTGTCTGTAATCCGATTATCGACTGGCAGGAATCCGACGTGTGGGATTTCCTCGCAGATCAGCACGTTGAATGCAATCCGCTGTACTGCGAGGGCTGGCATCGCGTGGGCTGCGTTGGCTGCCCGATGGCGGGCAAAGCACGGAAAAAAGAGTTTGCCCGCTGGCCGAAGTTCCCGCAGATGTACATCAATGCGTTTGAAAGAATGCTGAACGAACGCAAGAAACGCGGATTGAGCGCCGCGTCGTGGCACACCGGCGTTGATGTATTCCACTGGTGGATGGAAGACGGCGTTCTGCCGGGGCAGCTGGATATGGAAGACATAGAAACGGAGGATGCAGAATGAAACGAATCTCAAAAGATGCCTACTACCTTGAAATAGCTCAAGCCGTATCGCAGAGGAGCACCTGCCTCAAACGCCGGTATGGCGCAGTTATTGTGAAGAACGACGAGATAATCGCCACGGGCTACAACGGTTCTGTGCGCGGCGAGCCTAATTGCTGCGATATAGGCTTATGTAAGCGTCTGGACAAGCCCAGCAACAGCGGGGACTACTCCGATTGCCATAGTGTCCATGCGGAGCAGAACGCTATTATATCGGCTTCCAGAAGCGAAATGCTTGGCTCGACGATGTATCTATACGGAGAATGGGCGCGGATGGCATTGGGGCGCGGCGGAGAGATAACAAACATTATATGGGAACCTCTCGAAGCCCCGGAGCCTTGCCCTATCTGCCGCAGGATGATTGCCAATGCGGGTATTATCCGCGTCGTGACGCTGGACAAGTTTTCCGACGATGAATAGGAAGTGGTGTATGAATATCATTTTCTTAGTGTGTGAGTGTGGGGAAGAAGCCAGTCCTGTGCTGCAGTTTCACAAAAATCGTTACCGATACATTTGCCCGGTTTGTGGAGCTGGAGCGCAGCGACCTTGGTACAAGAGGAAGATAAAAGCAGCTCGGGTATGGAATCGTGACGCTTTGGAAAGGTGGACGGCAAAATATGACACCTAAAGACATGATTATTCAGAACCAGAGACGCGAGATAGAACGGCTGTGCCGAATCATCAAACTGTTGGCGCTCGATGCGAATCCATGCCGGTTCTGCGCCAACGACTGCGATAAAGGCCGCGGCTGTCAATTTTTCAAAATCAAGGAGGGCGTATGAGCGACTTTCCAAGCGGCAAATACCGCACAATCTACATAGACCCGCCGTGGCCGGAGCGGGGGGGCGGCAAAATCAAGCGCGGAGCGGACAAGCACTACAGTTTGATGTCTGTTGCCGAGATCAAGGCGCTTCCGGTCATGCAGCTCGCAGCCCCTGACGGGTGCCACCTGTACTGCTGGGCTACCAATAATTATCTACCCGCTGCAATTGATTGCATAAGGGAGTGGGGATTCGAGTACGTGACAACGATAACGTGGATGAAGAATCAACAGGGCTTGGGACAGTATTACAGAGGACTGACTGAACATTGCATATTTGCAACGACGAAGAAGCGCTTGCCTTACAAAGTTTCTCCCGAAGGTAAACGCTGTCAGGGGAAAACGGGATTCTATGCCCCCAAAACTGTGCATAGCTGCAAGCCCGAAGAAATGCGCCGTATGATAGAACTGGTGAGCTATGAGCCGCGCATAGAGATATTTGCGAGAGAACGATTCCCCGGCTGGGATGCATGGGGAGATGAAGTATAAGGGAGTGATGAAATGAGCGAAAGCATAGTAGTCAACTGCGACTGCATGAAGTACATGCGCAGAGTGCCTGACAAGGCGTTCGACCTCGCAGTTGTGGATCCTCCGTATTTCTCAGGCCCGGAAAGGCGTGGCTATTACGGCAGCCGCGTCAGCAAAATCGGTGTTCATCGAGATTATCCCATATCCCCACAGTGGGATATACCCGGTGCAGAGTATTTTGAAGAGCTTCAGCGTGTATCCAAGCATTACATAGTGTGGGGATGCAATTACTTTGATTACCACTTTGCGCCGGGGCGAATCGTGTGGGACAAGTGCAATTCCTCAAGTAGTTTCTCTGACTGCGAGTTGGCGGCGACAGACCTCTTTACCAGCGTCAGGATATTCCGCTTTATGTGGAACGGGATGCTACAAGGGAAGAGCGTTGAAGAGGGCACGATTCAGCAGGGGAACAAAAAACTGAACGAGAAACGGATTCATCCTACGCAAAAGGCGGTCGCACTCTATCGGTGGATTTTCAAAAACTACGCGAAACCCGGAGACCGGATTCTTGATACGCATCTCGGAAGCGGGAGCAGCCGAATCGCGGCCTATGACGCAGGACTTGATTTCGTGGGCTGCGAAATAGATTCCACATATTTTAAGCTTCAAGAAGAGCGCTTCAACGAATATACGGCGCAGCAAAGTCTTTTCGTGATGGAAGGGAGAATGAACAATGAACAAAGTTAAGAGCTGGATCATACGCAAACTTGGCGGTTATACCGAACAACTGCCGCCGCCTAAAGTTGTTCAGATCAATTTGCGTCCTGAAACGTTCGTAGTTTCAAGGATATATTCACGCGAACAGGTGGAAACCTTCGGCGAAGATATTATAAAGGAGATCACCAAGCGGGACTTTATAGAAAAGCTCGTTACATCCAAGGAGCTTAGCCGTTTCATAGAGTGGAGATTCCGGCAGGACGGTTCTGGTGATTTCCATTACCAAGCAAGGTTGAGCGTTGTAGACATGTCGGAAGTGAGGGACTATCGTGTGGGCTTCGAGCGAACAATTTGAAGCGGTAAAGCGCTTTGTTACGCAGTTTGTTTGCTATCCGCAAGAAACCGTGATTGATGGAGAAGCGCTGAAACACGGCGTAGAATTTCTCGTGAAAGAGGGAATATTTACAGTATCGCAGTTCAAATTGGCGTTCCTGATAGAGACAAATATGATATGCCCCGCGGAATTTCTACCGGATGAATAAATATTCGCATTATGCAGAGGGGATGGAAGCCGAATGGACAAAAGCCAACGGCCATTAACCGAGAAGTGCAAGCGCGTAATTTGCACTTATGCCGAAAACAATATGAACGCCACAGCTACGGCCAGAGCACTGAACATGAACAACTCCACAGTGGAATTTCATTTGACAGCGGCAAAGGAAAAGACCGGGATAAACCCGCGGTCGTTCTTCGGGCTGATTGCTTTGCTTGAGACAATAGAGGAGACAACATGAAAATCATCGATATATCAGGGCAGACATTCCACGACATAGAAGTCCTGAGTTACAACGAAAAGCGCTCCGGTGGGTCTTTGGGTGCGTATTTCAACTGCCGCTGCCGGATATGCGGGAAAACCTTTGTCCGCCGTGGCTATGATATCCGCACAGGACGAGTCAGAAACTGCGGCTGTACCAAGGTGCGAAAAGGCTCGCGCGAGGGCTTGGGCAGCTCGGAGGGGTATGTAGGTGTTAATCCGGACTCACAGAAGAAGTATGGCTGCGTATATTGCAAAGACCGCAAGGCATGCGGCGGACAGAAGCGGTGTAAGTACGCTGATATTTTGGACAAGTACCCGGATTATAAGGCGTATGACGAGGAAGCCAAGAGACTGTTTGTGAGTCTTGGGCTTGACGAATAAGGAGAGAGAATGAGTCTTTTGTATTTCTTAGTGGCAATTTGGTATTACATGAATGAGGAAAAACTTGAAACCGAATTTTTCATAACATGGGCGCTATTCTCAATCGCGGATGCCTTGTGGCTAAAATTGGGGCGGAGGTGAGTGACGATGGAGAAAGCTTACGCAAGATTCCTTGCGTTGCGTCGGAAAGTCATGGCGGGTATCAAGAACGCGCTTTGAGGACACGGAAGTGCAGGTCGATGACGTGGTTCGGATAGTGATGTTTAGAAAGGACGGTAAGAATGGGATATAGGCATTATTTTTATCTTGTAGACAAGAGCAAGTGCGAAGCGATCAGAAACATGACTATGAGTGAGCTTTGTAACTATGCAAAATCAGAGGGCGTAGAAGGCGGGGACGGCTGGTTCTCTTTTAACGACAACAAGTTTCTTGACAAAAAGGAAATCTTTGAATTTGGGAAACTGTATTGGGACGATACGGCAGACCGGATTTATAGCAAAGGCGAACCGCTGTTTACAGACAAAGAAGTTCAGGAGGACGTTTCGGACTATGATCCGTATGTCGTTGGTAAGCCCGGTGTGCTTGAAGCTATCGAGATATACAAGCGCAAAATCATAGAGGCGTATAAAAACTTACTTGTGGACGGCGGAAAGCAATTTCTTCCGGGAGGTTTTTCCATAGAGCGGGATGACATCAAGAGCATAGATAAAATACGCGACTTTATCCACGAAAGACTTAAATGGTGGGAGAGACTCGGCGCTATTGACCTTGATGAAACGCATGAATCCATAAGCGATTCATATCAATATGAACACCAGATTTTCGAGTTGGTCAGGCTGTATAAGTCCATAGACTGGGAAACAAAAACCGTGCTCTTTTACGGGTGGTGACGGGGAACAGAAATGAAAATAACACTTGATATTCCCGACGACGTGATAGCCGCCAGCGTAGCTATTGTACGTGGAAGGCTTCGGGAAATACTCCTTGACAGTTGCGAAGTTGACAGGAGCAAATTGTACGAAGGTGCGATCATAGCGTTTCCGAGAGAAAGGGATGATACATCTGATGAACGATAGATTTCCGAAAGACTGCTGGGATAAGAAATGCCAACATTTCCATGTAAAAGACATGAGCATTGATGATCTGCTGTGTACGTGCGACCTGCTTCAGATGCAGTGTGATGCTTGCGACGAGAATTTCTCGTTTGTACTGTGCCCGAAAAAAGATGAGGTGATGCCTAATGGGAATGGATGATCTCATAGAACGTAGAGTGGCTATGAAAGCAGTACGATGTGCATGGCTTGCCGCTGAAGCATTAGAGAAAATTCCAGCAGTGGATGCTGTGAAAGTGGTGAGGTGCAAAGACTGCCAGTTTTGGCAAAGACATACACAGGTCAACCGAGACTACGGCAAGTGTGAACGATTCGGAACCGTCACAACAAGGTGTAATGATTTTTGCTCGCTCGGAACGAAAAAGAGCGACGAATAGGAGGTAAAAATGTTCGGACTTATCACAAAGAAAAAATTGCGGAAAATCCTTGAAGAGATTTATGCGGACTATCGCACTGGCGATGCTGCCGGAACCGACATGGATTTCCGATATGGTGTTGCGTACACTGTAAATCGCATTTGCTGCCGCTTCAAAATAGTCCGTTCCACAGAGAGGTAATAACAATGGCTGAACATAAAAAGTGCTACGGCAAATGTGACCGCTGCGTGTGGAAGAACAACGGCGGATGCTCAGAATGGAGGAGAAGCAATGACTGAGTGCATAGACAAGGAAGATTACTGCAAGAATCGCTGCCATAGCCCCAATGAACACTGCGATAAAGAATCCTGCCCTATATGTACTGTACCTGCGGCTGATGTCGTGGAAGTGACCCGCTGCAAGGACTGCAAATACAGCAAGAAGCTATTCAGCTATGAAGGTAGCTACAGTTCTTACTGCTTGATATGTGACAGCAAAGGTTCTGTGGTGTTCCCGAACGACTTTTGCAGCTGCGGAGAAAGGAAAACAAATGGACTTAAATGAATTTCGCAACAAAATGTCCTCGGACGCGACCGAGGAAAATAAAAGGCTCAAGGCGGAGCTGACGAGGTTGAAAAAGCAGTAAGGAGGACTGCCGAGCGTTGAGTAATCGGTGCTGGACGCTTACAGGAGGAATTATGTGTTGGAGTTGTTCCCTCAGCGGCAGTTTCGTGTGCAAACACGCTCCAACGCTGGAGGAGCAGGTAAAGATGGGAGCTGCGCTGCGGTGAGAAATGGAGGGTAAATGATGGACGCAGTTGGATTTCTCAAAACGAAGAACCGCATGTGTGCGGCCTACCTTAGAGCCATGTCGACTAAATGCGATGGCTGCCCGTTGGATGAAGTGGCCAGTGTCATGTGTTCAAAATGGTGTTTTGACCACGCAGAAGAGGCAGTTGGTATTGTCGAGCGATGGGCTGAACAGTACCCGGTCAAAACACGACAGAGCGAATTTCTGAAGCAATACCCCGAGGCGGGGATTGACGATTATGGTGTGTTGCGAGTGTGTCCCTCTCTAATTTCTACATCGCATAGGAATACACGCGGAGGATGCGCACACATTGACAGTGATTGCACTGACTGTCGCCGTGAGTTCTGGATGCAGGAGGTGGAGTGATGGATTGTTACGCCAGCAACTGCCCGTTTCGGGTAAATGAGTCAAGTAACCCACACCTGTGTGAATGTGTCGCTTGCCCGAACCGGACGACAGCGACTATCGTGTTCACATCCACTCACACATTGTCAGCCAAGGAATTGCGAGAAATTGGGATAACGCCCGGTAGGAACGCTATCTATGTGGAACCGGCAACTGCGCCAAAGGAGGAATGAAGCAACATGATCGACATTGAGAAAAACAAGAAAGAGTTTATCCGCATAGCCACAGAAAATATCTCCTGCAAAAATCTGAATAAGCTACTGGCGTGGCTTGACCGTGAGTCAGATTTTTATGAAGCTCCGGCGAGCGCTCGCCATCACCTCGCGGAACCAGGCGGACTGTGTCTGCACAGTCTGAACGTATACAAAAGGCTGCGCAAGCTCCTGCGCGACGAGTACAAGGGGATAACGAACAGCCCATACAACGAGACGTCCATAGCCATTGTCGCACTTTTCCACGATCTCTGCAAAGCCAATATGTACAAGCCGAGCTGCCGCAACCAGAAAACATACGATCCTGAAAAGGTTGCCGCTGCGGAGAAGTGGACAGTGAAGCACGACGCGGGTGGAGATTTCATTTGGGAGACAGTACAGGCCTATGAGATCGACGAGAAACTTATCTTCGGCCACGGCGAAAAGAGCGTTTTCATTCTTCAGCAGTTCACAGACCTTTTGCCGGAAGAGGCGACCGCGATTCGATATCACATGAGTTCATGGCAGGAGGGAGAAGCCAGAGCCGCAGGAGATACTTTCCGCCGCAATCCGCTGGCGTTCTTCCTGCACGTCGCAGACGAAGCGGCGACTTTCATAGATGAGGTGGAAAAGAAATGACGAACCGAGACAGACTGCACAATATGTCAGATGCAGAACTCGGCGAATGGCTGGATAGCAAGCTCGGTCCGTGTGCGCCAAACAGCGCTTGCGAGGACTCGCATGATGACTGCACGAAGTGCTGGGAAATATGGCTTGGTCAGGAGGTCAAAGAATGACAGTTGAAGAATTTGCCGCGAAACTGGATGGGCGGCAGTATGGTAATGAGATAACAGAAGATGAAGCAATCCTCGCAGAAAATCTGGATTTCCTCGTCGTGTTCGGCGCATCCGACGACCTCGCAGAGTTGAGGGGCTCAATAGACGGAGAGTGCGACTGTTTCGAGGGCGGTGTGCTCAAGCGTGGAGAAGGACGTTCCCTGCCCATCAAAGCAGTGTGGTGCCCCGAAGGAAGAGACTGCTCATGGGCATACGAGACCGAGCTACCACACGCAGAGTTCAAGATCATGGAGGAGGGCGAGGTGTACTGTTACGGCATCGTGTGCGCTCTCAACGGGACGCCGAAGATGTATAGGTGTCCGTTCTGCGGCAAGGAGAAGCTACACATCGGCGTGCATGATGACGAGGGAAACTATCATGGTGAGCTCGGCTGTGCATACGAATCAGACCCGTGGAGCGGTCTGAGCTACGGCATCCACCACGATGGTTGGGGCGAGTGCCTCTTGTGCACAGACGACACAAACGGGGTGACGGGAGGTATGCTCTTCGATACTTCTTGCGAAGCCTACGACGCAATGGCCGAACTGGTGCGGTTTGCGGAGGTTGACCACTCGACGGATTTGCTTGAAGGAACTTTCCTCGGCGAAGAGTCAGATACAACGACTATGAAGTTCAAGCCAGTATGCGAACGCTGTGGGTTCACACTCGCATCGTTGTCGTGTAAGAAGGAACTCTTGTGGAAATTTGATCCGTTCCGTTGTCCAAGATGCGGGAGACGAATTGTTACCGCCATTCTTCCTGATGTGTTGGCCGGTGAATTAGATTATAGCGAGTAACAGGGGGCACCAAGTGAGAGAAATTCTTTTTGTTGGTTCAGCGATATTCGCGGTTGCGTTTATCATAATTTTTGACATTTTAGGAGGAAATAAGAAAAAATGAGAAAAACAAGAATTATAGCGGTAGTTTTGGCTTTGATAGTTGCAGTCTCATGTATATCATGTCTTGAGCGTGTGAGCGTAGGCAACGTTGGTGTTGTTTACACCTCAAAAGGTGTGAAGAACGAAACGCTATCTCCCGGCTGGCACTGGATAGGGTTCACAGAGCGCGTGAAGCAGTTCCCAGTGTCACAGCAGCAGATAGTGTTTTCAAACGACCCAGCAGATTACAACGCCAAAGAACACGCGGATTGGTCTATCGACGCTCCCGCTAACGGCGGCATGGTAAAAATCAACCTGACGGTCAATTACAGTTTCAAGGCAGACCGTGTGATAGACATTTACACTCGGTTCAATGGCATGGACGGTGAGCAGCTCGTCGAAACGTACATACAGAACAGCATTATCGCCTATGTGAAAGAGGTCACGCCGAAGTTCTCCGTCATGGACATTTACAGTGACAAGAAGTCAGAGGTCAACAAAGCTCTCACCGAGTATCTCAATGAAAAATTGTCTGATGAATATGGCATGCAGATTACCAGCGCACTCATTATTGATGTCGAGCTCGATACAGGCTTGCAGGAAAAGATCAAGGCAAAGGAACAGGCAAAGCAGGATGCGGAAATAGCAGAGCTTGAGAAGTCTACGGCGCTTGCGCAGGCAGAAACAGACAAGGTTAAGGCTCAGACCGCTGCGGATATTGAGGTCATAGAGGCACAGGCGCAGGCAGACGCAAACAGGATCATTTCAGAATCCATTACCCCGGAGCTTATCCAGATGACGGAGGCAGAAGCACGCTTGAAGCACGGATGGGTAACAGTAACCGGAGCGGATAGCGTTGTTGTGTCTAAGTGAGTCTACGTAACCAGCGGCAGTTATAGATTAAAAATTGATGAGGTCATCTCTACGGAGGTGGCCTCTTTTTTTTGCGCTCTGCGCCGGTCACTATCTCAACCATATCCGACCGACAGACGAAGCTCTGCTGAGTGTGAACCGGCTATTATCCGAGAGCGGACTGAAAACCACTCAAAAATCATATGCCTTAAAACGCACGAGAACGGCCTTAAAATCGATTTTGATATTCTGGGATGAACTAACACCATCGAGACGCGTAAAGTGTGCCAGAGAGCACGACAGGCGCGAATAACGCAAAACCAGAGCAAATCATCATCTGCATTTCAACCAAATTATAATTGAACAGGGGGATTTGGCCTATAAATAGCAGCTTCGCCCGAAGAACCTTTTGAAATCTTAAATTCGATTTTTAAGTAGAGGGAGGGGATGGAAGCTGGGATGGTTGAAAGGAGGAAGTGAACAAGGATGAAATGGGGACTGCCACCGGAAAACCTTGAAAAATCAAGCCCCCGCGCGGTTTTGTAAGTGGGGGTGGGGTGCTATCTCTGGCCATTATTACACAAATGGCCAGAGTTAGACGGCCTCGGCTGCGCTGAAGGCGGTTTTCGTGGAGTTTTTGAAAACTCGCAAAATCTCGCAAATGCTCCCGAACTCGTGAACAAGCGCGAGTCGGCGACTCTCCCCGTCTGAAGAACTGTGTTAACATGGTTCAACAGTCAGCGGTGTGTTGTGTTGGGTGTTGCTGTGTCCTTGCTTCTCTTGGCGGTGTTCTCTCTCTTCTTTGCGGTATTGCTTTGCGCCTTGCTTTGCTGTGTGTATATTCTTTCTGTGTGCGGTTCTCTCTCTTCTTGGCGGTGCTTATTTTATATATACCTATAGAGATATATACACATTATATACACACATATATTATAAATCTTAAATATATATAATATATATCTTAGATATTTATATATAAAAGGGGCTGTACAGCTGTGTAAAGCCCTGTTGTGCGCCGTGCTTGCTGATGGGCTGGGGGTATGCCCTATAGAGAATAGGCGCGGTAAATGGCGCTTGTGTGGGGCTCTCTTGTGCTTGGGCTTGGTGTGCTGTGTGGGGGCGCTCCTGGTGGGGTGTGTGCCGGTTGGGGCGGCTTGGGGGCTGTCATGTATTCTAATATTACTTAGATAATATACACCTATACACAGGGTACATATAATATCTTGGATATATAATATATATAATCTAAATAATATATAATTAAGGGGCACGGGCGCGGATCCTGTCCCCGGTCGGCATCTGTATAAAGGCAATAAAAAAGACGGCCATTGCTGACCGTCTCAGGGCTCTATATTGCGTTGCGGTGGGGGGCTGGGGTTTATGCTGCGGCTTCGTCCTCAATCCTTTTAAGCGCCTGTAAATGCGCCTCGGTGCGTTTTGCGAACCAGCATTTTTTTACAGAGTGCCAACGATACCCCGCGGCCTTGAGCGCGTCACGGGTGGCCTGTGAGGGCTTGGAAGTAAAATAAACCTCGATCCCGTCATGCTCTGTATTAAACTCCACGCGGAGCGCTGCGAGCTTTGCCGGGGCTATCTGTTCGGGCTTCTCGGCCTTGTCTGCCGGTGCTGGGGCTTTGCTTTCGGCCTTTGCTGGGCGCTTCTCGGCTCTCGGAGCGCGAGGAACGATCTTCACGCTGCCGGGGCTTTGCAGACATCCGAAGTAATAGAAATTAACGTCGAAGTAATCTATCATGCTATCACAATCGTCATAATTGAAGCTGTTCACATACTCGTCAACGGCCTTCACCGTGGCGCGGGTCTTGTCGGTCAGGCATCTATAAAATGCGCCGTACTTGCTCCAAATTCTTTCAAATTCGGCTTTCTCCTCGGCCTTGTTCCAGTTGTTGAGGGTCCATACACTGTTGCGCGTGGCCTTCCGCCAACACTCGGAAATATCATCGTCTGTCATTTCCTCATAAGCTTTGAAGATATCCGCCGGGGCTTCTTTCATGTCAACGTGAAGTTCCTGGCACATGGAAGCGTAGGCCGTGCGGACGCTGAAACGGTAGTCCGGGAAAAATTCCTTGATGTAGGCGCGTACAAGCTGCGCTATCTCCTTGAGGCTGCGCCCGGCTTCGTACCGTTCGCCCTTCCAGCCGTTCGCGGTGTAAAACTCGCTGCGGGTGCTCTGGGCGGTTTCGGTGCTCTGCGCGGCTGTCTTGGCCTTGAGCACGGGAAACATCATGTCATACTCATTATTGATCTCTTTCATGGTCTCGACGTCGCCGCCGCGGTCGGGGTGGTGGATCATGGCCAGCCGTCTAAATTCCTTCTTGAGCTCCTCAAGGTTTTTGCACTGTGTGAAATATTTCATTTTTTTACCTCCGTTAATATCTGATCTGTCAGATGTTTTTTTCTTGTTTACGGGTGTTATTATACACTGTTTAACAGTACAGAGCAAGACGCAATTTGCACAAATTTACACGGTTAAACAGTGCAAATTATATAAAAAGAGAGCAGACCGGAAAACTTCGGTCTGCTCTCTTGTTTTTCTGTATGATCCTCACGTGGTTTTAGTCCTGATTTGCCGTGCTGACATAGATTTTAATTATCTTCTTTATTTCTTCGGCGGTATACGTTTCTTGCTCGGGCTTCTCGTCTATGATGTTTATCAAATCATACGCTATAGCTTTCCGGGCTTCTTTCATTTCCTTCTCAGTCGGCATTATTTTTACCTCCATTCAATAATTTTTCTTCTGCATAATCCTGCATAAATTCGGCAACGGCAGTATTAAAAACGGCGTTCGGGGTTGTTCCGGAATCCTTGCACGCCGCTTTGAAGTCCTCCGCGTCAGATCGTTTCATTCGACATCCAAGCGTTGTCATGTTGGCAGCATCCCATTTATTATTTGCTCGCCGCCTGCTATCACTCACGGCCATAAATAGCCCCCTTTCATCACTCATTATATATAACTTTTCGTGTACTGTCAAGCCGTACAATATGCACTATTAAACAGTACGTTATTTGTTCATTTTGCGAATTGCAATGTACTGTTAAACAGTGTATTATACATACAGTCAGACAAGCCCAGACGGGCGCAGGAGGTAGAACATGAATAATAATATCTTGAAAAACTCTTTCAGCCTCAACCACAAAATAACGGTTTACGTTCCCGGAACCGTTGACGCGAGCACGGCAGGAGATACAAGCGCATACGTGACCGAGGCCGCCGCGCTGCTGTCTGAGTGCTTCGGCGGCGCAACGTCAACGCCCGTCCGCGGGTACTGGATGAGCGAGGCGCACGGGCTTATTGCCGAAGATAACAACGCCGTGTTCGCCTATGCTGCGCAGTCTGCACTTGATGAACACCTGGACGATGTTGTTAATTTTGCCGTCCGCATGCGAGACGAGCTAAAGCAAGAGGCCGTCGCCGTCGAGCTGGACGGGACTATGTATTTTATTTGAGGAGGATTTGACAATGTTACATCAATCAACATTCCATTTTGTCGACACGGAAGAGCAGGCAAAAAATTTCGTTGAACAGCGCCGCAAGCAGCGGCGGAAAGCCTGGTACACCCCATGGAGCAGCGCAGACGGCAAAGAATCAAAATTTATTGTCTGGTACTATCTCTATTAACAGTTTGCCGGGGCTTTTCCCGGCAGTCTGTAAAAGCGTCTTGATTGCAAGGCGTTTTTACAGGCTTTGAGCCTAAAAAATACGGAGGTATTACCACATGAGCACATTAAAAAAGCCCCTTTTTATTAACGGCATGTATAACCGCGAGGGCAAAAACTGCCGCGCGGATTTTGTGCGCGAGGTCAACAACGGCGCGGAGTCGTACAAGCTTTGGACATGTACAGAGAAAAACCAATACCCCGCCAATGAGCGCGACAGGTATTTTCTTTATGTCGAGATCAACAACTATTTAGTGCCGCTGCGGATGACAGATTATAAATTTACCGATGTTCTGGGCTTTTTCCCGGCTTGCGTGGAACTATACGGCACACGGGAGGAACGGGCGCGAGTTTGGCGGAGAACCGAAAACACGGACGCGCTGCGAGCGCAGGAAGAATCCGCAATACTGCGGTACGGCTCAGACCCGGCGCGGCAGGCGGATTATATACACAAGCTTTTATCCGATCATGTCCGTTATTACATCGCCGCCCGCGACAATGGCGGCACGTTCGCCGACTTTATCGGCGCGGCTGTCCTGGGCGAACTGGAGAACTGCGTGGAATTGTCCGCGAAGCTCCGCGCCGAGAGGGAAGCGAAGGAAGAAGCCGCCCGCCGTGAACAGGAAGCGCAGGAGGCGCGGGAAGCCGCGGAACGGGAAGAACTGCACAATAAAGCGCTCAAAGAGGTCGAGAACGTTTTCACGCGCGGCGGTTTGATAAAAGACGGCGCTTTATTGGTTGAGATCGCCGACGCGCACGGCGTAAAAATCCCGTTGCGGACTCGTGGTTGGATTCTCAACAGTTTTGCACAATGCAGCATTGCCATTATTGACGGTGCCCCGCGGTACTCCGTGCGCTATTACAAGCGCAACAGTGGCACCGGCAGCACGAAGATATATGACATTATCAGACAGGTGCGCGCGGCCATAGTCGCCGCCTAATACCCGCAAGGCCGACGGCATCCGCCGCCGCTGGTGCAAGTCCAGCCGCCCCGCCGGGGCGGGCGCTCATGGGCAAAAGCCTAAAAAAAAGA